GTTCTTTCTCTTGATAAGTTGATACAGAATGAAGACATTGCTTTCGGCTCAAACTCCTATCGCGGTGACAGATTCGACGATGAACTTCGACCTGAACTTTGGCAAGGCGAAGAGGGAGAGTAAAAATGGAACCAGTATTTATAATAGTTTTAGGATTAGTAGTTCTGATTGCCGTCGTAATTGCGGCATTTATAGTAGTTACTCTTTTAGAGGCCGCTTTTAGTAACTTCAATGAACTTGAGTACTATGATGATACTGAACCTTACTTTGATGAAGAACACCACGTCCGTCCATTACTGGGCGTCGTCCACCCTAAGGAGAAAAAATGAGATTACTACTTGCCCGTCTACGCGAACTAATTTGGCCTGCGGTCCTAGCTGCGGTCTTCGCCGTGGCTTCTATCTTGGTTGGAATCTTCCTGCCTAACGCTATCTCTGCCGCTGTCTCTTTGGGCTTAGCGGCCGTGACTATGGCTTTGCTAGCAAACCGCGCGTAAAAAGAAATCCAAAAAAGTTATAAAAAATGTGCAAATGAAGTGTACATTCTGCAGAAAACACTGTATAATAGATACATGAGGTAAACGAAAACCCTCAAGAATGAAGGCAAAAATGACGATTACAACTTTCTTTGAAGCTTCACCAAAACAGATTCAATTTATCCAAGACCTAATCGAGAAGAAGAACCTTACCGAGACGGCAAACGCAAAAACCGTTCTAGCAAAGATTGCGGACAAGCAGCTTGACAAGAAGGAAGCTTCTAAGCTTATCGACGAACTTATCGTTGCAAAGCCACTAGTAACTTCAGTAACTTCAACTGCAACTCCATCTCCAGTTGGCAAGATGCAAATCCTTCTAGCTGAAGTTCCAAAAGCTAAGTACGCGGTTCCGATGGACGAAATCGACCTAGCAATCGACGAGAAGGTAAACGGAGACATCTTGTTTATCGAAGTTCGTGAATACATGAACGTTCTTTACATGCGTCGACTACACGGAGCTCCTGGAAACTTCAACCGCTCGAAGCTTAGCTTCAAGGACACCGAATTGGTAATCAACTTGGTGAAGAAAGACCCTCTAAAGTACACTCAGCTTTTTGGTGAAGTTCACAAATGCTGTGGCAAGTGCGGTGCGGAGTTGACTGACCAAATCAGCCGAGACCTAAAGCTCGGTCCAAGATGCCGCAAAGAGTTTGGATTCAAAATGTAGTTGTGAAAGCAACTTCGGAAGGCGGGGGAAAATCTCCTCCGCTTTCCAGTTTCACAAATGACAAATGACAAAAATAGAAAAGGAGTGATGCCTTATGTGGATATTCACTGAAACAGGATTCATTAGCGCGGTTGCACATCGCGAAGACCAAAGATTCATGATGGTTCGAGCGCGAGACAAGCAATCTCTAGAAGAGTTAGCGCTCATGTCTCAAACCGAAATCGAGTACTCACCAAATGCTGACTACTCTTGGAGAACAGTAGTTCACAAGCAAGACCTTTACGGATTCATGGAGAACGCAATCTCCGTTGCGGATTACGACAACTTCAAAAACAGAGTCACAAAAACCAGAGGTCGTAGATTCGTAGACGCACTTCATCAGGTCTGGGAAATCATGCACATGGTTGAAGACGAAGCAGCGAAAAAACGTTGGGCTAGAGAAAGTTTCCTCGAAGAGCTTGCGGATGAGTACGAACCGAAGCATTAGGCGAATACTAGCGTTCTTTATTGGTATTTGCCTGCTAAATCCACCGCCTTTGCCGACGGAAAACCTGAAGCCTGAACTTATTGCAAAACCTATGCGAGTAGTTCAAGCTCCAGGCCCGTTGAAGGTTGCAAAGCCAAAATCAGTAAAGACTCTTACATCGTTGATAAAACCTACACCGATGAAATGGTACACGAGCAAAAAGATGCTAACGGACCGTGAGCTATCGTATTTGCTGTATGAAGTTGGGTTCAGAGGAAAAGAACACCGCCTCGCTTGGATAGTTGCAAAAGGTGAATCAACTGGAAGACCGAAGTCCTTAAATAGTTCAGGTTGTTACGGCCTCTTCCAAATCAACATGTCCGGAGAAATGAAATCCGATAGGTTGAAGAAATACAAACTAAAATCAGTAAGAGACTTGTTTAACCCTGTAACAAACAGCAAGATTGCCTTTATGATGTCCAGGAAGGGAACCAACTGGTCCGCTTGGACCGTGAATCCCTATAAGCGGTCATCGTACAATTACCCTGGAATCGTAACTCACCAACCAAAGCAGAAAGTAAGATAATCACCATGAGTGAAGAAAACCTAGAACCAGAAAAAATCGTTGCGGAACCCGTAATCGAAGAAGTCAAAGAAGTCGAAGAAGTCAAAGAAGTTCAAGAACCAATCGAACCTCCTGAACCTCCAAAACCGGCGCCTGCAAAACCAGCCCTTGTGAAGCAGGAACAGAAATACGCAACCCCCGTCTCAGTAACGACTGCGGACATTGAAGAACTGGCACCAACTCCTGCGGGTCCCGCGGTTGTAGGTTACGGACTTGTTGACGAAGTCTACCTAGACAAAATCGTTTACAAAAACCTTTACGCTCGTAAGAGCCTAAGCGTTCATCACATGCAACGACGCCTAGCAGAACTAGGTTACGTGGAAGCGGCCGCCGATAAAGATGGATACTACGGCGACATGACCAAATCAGCTGTTGCAAAGTTCCAAGCCGAGAACAATCTAAATGGTGATGGAACGGTAGACGCAGAAACCTTTACGCTTCTCTTCACCGGAGACATCAACGTAAGAGCAATCGTTTAGTCTAACAAAAAGAAAGCGCCTGCAGGATTGCGGGCGTTTATCTTTTCCCTGATACGCGGCCTAGTGTAGGATGACAATGAGACGAAATAGAAACAGGAGTTCAGATGGCTAAAAGCATAATGGAGCAATTAGCCCTTTTACCTGAAGAAGAGAGAAACATTCTTCTTTCTGGAATGGACCCGGAATCTCTGCTTTGGGATTGGTCTGTCTGGGGCCGTCCAGAGCAGCAAGCACCTCTCGGTGACTGGAACGTTTGGCTAGTACTCGCAGGCCGTGGGTTTGGAAAAACCAGGCTCGCATCTGAATGGGTTCGAGAGGAAGCAAAGTACACAACCACCGGTCAAAGGCGTTTTGCGTTGGTCGCTCGTACCGCGGCCGACGTTCGTGACGTTATCGTCGAGGGTGAATCAGGAATCTTGAACGTTACTCCGCCGTCCGAAAGACCTCATTACGAACCGTCTAAGCGGCGTTTGACATGGCCAAATGGAAATACTGCAACACTATTCACCGCCGATGAACCAGACTCTCTACGTGGTCCACAATTCACTCACGCTTGGGGAGATGAGATTGCGGCTTGGAGACAAACTCCTGATGCTGCGGGAATGACAGCTTGGGACAACTTGCGAGTAGGTACTCGTCTCGGCTCTCATCCAAAACTATTGGTAACTACAACGCCTAAGCGCGTGCCAATTCTGTATTCTCTTCTCAAAGAATCTGAAAAAGGCGACATTGTAAAAGTTACTCGCGGCTCGACGCTCGACAACTCTGGAAATCTTTCTAGCGCTTACTTGGATACTATGCTAGGAATCTATGATGGAACAGTTTTAGCTAGACAAGAACTTTACGGTGAAATGTTGAGCGACGTTGACGGCGCAATGTGGACCGAAGAAATTATTGAGGCATCTAGGCAAATGGCGTATCCCCCGCACACACCTTTGCGCCTAATCGGTGTCGACCCCTCGGTTGCTGAAAATCCAAAAGACGAGTGCGGAATCGTTGTAGTTTCTTCCACGGCCGAAGGCGACTTGTACAAGCGTCAAGCATGGGTCTTAGAAGATGCATCCATACACGGGTCTCCGACTGTTTGGGCGCAAAAGGTTGTGGACATGGCAAGGAAATGGGGATGTCCGGTTGTCGCCGAAGTAAATCAGGGAGGCGCGTTGGTGAAGAATGCAATTCACCAAATCGACCCTTCTGTTACGGTCCTCGAAGTTCATTCGAAGTACGGAAAAGCGTTACGCGCAGAACCAATTACGCTCGCGTATCAGCAAGGTCGCGTACATCACATCGGCTATCACGTGAACTTAGAATCGCAAATGTATTCTTGGATTCCAGGCGAAGGAAAATCTCCTGACCGAATCGATGCTCTCGTTCACGCATTGACCGCGCTTCTCATCAAACCTCCTGCGGGATTCTCTGGAGGAAAAATTACGGCAAAATCTCCTAGTCATCGTCGAGTCGACTTAGGTCGAGGAGGCGGAAATAAAAACGGTGGTGGAGGAATCTTCCGAACCCGTTAAAAAAGAAAACCTCCCCTTTCGAGGAGGCTTTCTTTGCGGTGACTACTTGTTTACTTCAAGAGTGCAAGGATAAACTTTCACGTCTCTTGACCAAATCCAAGGGTCGTCGTAACCAGCATCTTCACCTAGGTCTTCGTTGAAGTTTGCTTCTGCGGTTGCTAAGTCAGTTTCTTCATAGTAGACATCGCTGAATTTTCTTGCCTTCTGCAAGTCGCTGCAACCTACGCGGTGACAAGCGTCCTGTCCAGATAGCTCGCGGATTACTGCTACGGCTTTTGAGTTTGCTTTTACGTTTACGTCCATGTGAATCTCCTTCGTCGTTTTATCAAGTTTTCTTGATAGTTCAATTATACAGCAAAAACTGAAGCAAATACACCATTTCGCTAAAATTATTTATAACGGTTCTGTTACCGAAAAATCTCTTTCCGGATAAAAAGAAATCGCCCGCTTTCGCAGGCGAAATCCTTTTGCGGTCGACTTTAAACTTCGCCGGCTCGCTTCGCGAAGAACTCGTATTCTTCCTTCGAACTTAGAAACCTCTTTACACATTCGTTTCCGAGTCTTTTTATTTGGGTGTCTGCTTGCTCGTTTTCGAATGGAACTAGAGAATCAGTTTTCCAATTCCAGCGAACTAACCAACCTGCGGTCTCGTCCATCGCCTTCGCGCAATGTTCGCACCAAGTTTCAAAGTTGTTTTTGTAGTTTCTTTTCATGTTCATTTCGTACTGATTGTGCGCACCAAAACCGTGGCATTTAATTTCGTTTTCAGTCATCGTAATCTCCTTCGTCGTTTTCAAGCGCGTGCTTGATAATTCGATTATAGCGGGTAATTGAAGCAAAGTACACTACATTCGCAAATCTTTTTCAAAATCTTTTTGAATCTTTTTTCGCGGTGAAGTTCACGAGTTTTTGCTTGCGGACTCGAATCTCCATCGCGCATCATCTCGCCGTCTGAAGGCGCGTAGACGCGGCGAAGATTGAAGCGAAAGTTTGCATCCATTCGGACAAAAGAAAATCGCCCACGTTTCCGTGAGCGACTTTCGTGAGATTACTTACACCGCGTAAGCAACCACGTAACCAGTTGAAACCTTGTCCCACATTTTCTGCTTCGCGGTCCAAATTGCTGCGTTCTCGTTTGCGGCGATGATTACTGAACTCTGACGTGAAGTCTTTTCTGCCATTCCCCAACTGAAAGTAACCTTGTTACCTTCAACAAGAATTTCGTAAACCTTCTTCTTACCGTTTGCTCCGCGGTTGCCGTCTGATTCTTTTAGAAGTGCCCATTTTTGTGTATTCATAATTGTCTCTTTTCGTTTCGTCGTTTTCAAGCATTTGCTTGATGTAATGACTCTATCACGAAACTGAAGCGTTTTTGCCAATTTCGCGCAATGTTACCATTTTGTTATAAAGAATTTTTTCTAGTCTTTTTGCGGCTTTTTGATTGCGGACTCAAGTCGAGTCAACGCGGTCTCGTTCGAGAGGTCGATTCGGTGCGGTAGATGAGTTCGATGAGTTCGATGAATTCTTCGATTAACTTTTTTTCTTCGAGACGCGAACCGATCTTTTTTCTTCTTCTTGCGGACACGAGCTCGAGAGGCTTCGTCAAGTTTGCGGACTAAAAAAATTCTTTACGTTTGCGGACAAAAAAATTCTTCGAGTTTGCGGACAAAAAGAAATTGCCCACTCTTTCGAGTGAGCAAAATCTTTTGCGGTTACTAACTAACCCAAATTGCGTTGAAGTCTGAACTCTCGTTTGCGTTGGTAAGAATGTCACCGAAACCAAGACCAGTTTTGACACATTCAACTCTGATTCCCTTTTTGAAGAGTTTTCCAAATCGACGGATTCTGACTTCAGTTTCAACAACACGATACTTCATTCCATGCAACCAGACGATGTCGTTGATGTCGACGTTTCCCATTGACCACAATGCAACTGCGCGTGAGTTCAAGTTAGGGTTTGAGTTGTAAAAGACGTTGTCTTTGATGTTTTCGCTTGTGTTCATTTTTTTCTCTTTTCATTTCGTCGTTTTATCAAGTTTTCTTGATGTAATGACTCTATCACAAAACTGAAGCAAAATGTACAATTTCGCTCAATGTTACCAATTCGTTATAATTCTTTTTTTCGAGTCTTTTAGTCTCAGATTCTTTGACAAATCTTTAGTCAACACTTTTCATAGTTTCATGACCTTTCATGGACGCGACAAAAACGAGACTTCATAGAAGAGACTATGACTAGACTAGACTAGACTAGACGAGACTTTTTTCTCTGTCAGAATTCCATCAAACTTTTTCTTCGCGATGTCTCGCGCTCTTAGTTTTCGTTTCGCATCTCGTAACTAGAAATCATGTTTTCCGGAAATTCGCACAAAAAAATCTCTTTAGTCCTTTTTTCTCCCGAAACGTTTCCGTCGCGGTCCCAATACACCCACTTCCTTCCTGGACTCCAAGAGCAGTGGACCCTAAGGTATCATCTTTTCCTTCTGTACAAGTTTCTTCCGGCCTCGTGTACACTTCCCAATCGAGGTGTACAATGAAGTCATGGCAAACGTAGAGCGTCGCCCGGCGAGAGGGCAAAGTCTTCCAGGGCATGAGGTCGCGTTGTTGCGCACCCTTACCGGCAAGACGCTGCACCAACGATGCGCAGTTCTTTACCAGCAAGGTTGGACACTTCAAACCATCGGCGAGTCATTGACTCCGCCTAGGCCTCGGTCCACAGTCCACGTCTGGGTTTTGGCACAGTTGCCAACCGTTGACAGTAGTTCTCCAGTCACGGCGCCAACTTACCAGGAACGGGCAAACCAGAAAGCTCCTAGACCAAAGCGAGTTTCTCCAGGTATCCCTGAAGATGCCCGTAAACGTCTCGCCGAGTTGGCTCCTGTCGCCAGAAGGTATCGCGCTAGAGTTGCACCGATGTCCTCGCCGGCTTTAGCGAATGGTGAGATGTCACACATCTGCAAGACTCTGTACTCATCAGGAGTAACCATCCGTGAGCTGGCAAACGCTGCCGGTGTCACGTACCGCGCCATGGCACGTCGCCTTGGCCGTCCATCTGCACAGCCAAAGAGAAAGAGTCCTACTCGACCGTGAACATAATCCATGACATCTTTCCAGCGGTTGTTTCAATGACCAGTGTCGCACCTACTCAAGAGTCCCAGTTGACAGCATCTAACCCGGCGACAGTGCTAAATGCACGCCGCCTTGACAGGTCAAGGGTCATTGTCACTGCTGAACGTATTATCGTTGCCACTGACTCGCCTGAAGGACCTTTGGTTGTGTTCAACCAGCTTTATGACCAAGCCACTGCGCAGCTATCAAAAAACGTTTCTACAGACTCGACACTAACGACGATTCCTGGAGATTCATCTAGCCCGATTTACGTTGCATACCGAAAAAGCGAAGACTGCTCATGTGGTTCACGCCTACGCGGTTGGCGTCCATTCGGTCGCATCGATTCAGTTACATCAAACAGAAACTAAGGACAGGTAGCAATGACACTTCCATTTACCATTTCAGAAAACTTCGACCTACTAAATCCTGTAGCCCTCGTAATTTTAGCGTTAGCAGTGTTTCGCATCACACGCTTGATTACGACCGACTACATCTTTGACGTTCCACGCAATAAACTTTTTGACAAGTTCCCACCTGACCGCTCATGGTTCGGTTACCTGTTTACATGTAACTGGTGCATGTCAATTTGGGTCGCATCACTTATTGTTATTCCGTATACAATAATTCCAACGGCAACTGTCGCGCTCTTGCTTATCCCAGCCTTGAGCGCTGTTGCTGCAATAATAGCCGCACGACTTGATGCTTAGTAACACTAGCACCTGTTGTTCCGTTAGCAGAGGACGAGGAGTCAACCCACATGGCTGTATTTAGGCGCGATGATAATCAGCCTCAGTCTCAACCTCAGCGCCCTATCGTTGGCAGCTTATCAAGCAGTTACTCTTCAGTTCCAGTTGCTCCTTTCAACACACCTCGCGGTATCACAGCTGCGGCTGTCCAACTAAATGTTGCCGACAAAGGTGAAGCCGAGCGCTTCAGAATGCGTCGTACTGCAGGTATAAACGGCTGGCAGTCAGAAGCCTGGGAGTACTACGACGCTATCGGCGAAATCAAGTACGCTTTCAACCTTGTTTCAAACGTTGTCTCTAGAATCCGTCTCTATGCTGCAGTCGTTGATAATCCTGCTCAAGCACCGTCACCGATTCGTGACGTTCCATCTGTGGACCCTAGACTGAGCGCTGCTGCTGAACGTGCGCTAACTCGTCTTGATTCAGCTTACGGAGGCCAAGCCGGTCTTCTACGTGACGCTGCACTAAACCTTTCTGTGACAGGTGAATGCTACCTGGTTCAGATTCCTCCACGTATCGGTCACCAGATTCCTGAGAGCTGGGACATTCGCTCGGTTGACGAGCTTTTGATTGACCAAAAAGGAAACTACTTCATCCAGCCTAGACGTGACCAAACCGGCATGGCTGGAGGCTCACAGCCATCTACTAAATCAGGTAACATCTTGCTTCCAAACGGTTCTTTTGTTGGTCGCATCTGGCGTGCTCACCCTCGCTACTCTGAAGAAGCCGATTCAAGTCTACGTGGTCTTCTAGACCTTTGTGCTGAACTTCTACTTCTAAACCGTACGTTCCGTGCAACTGCACGTTCACGTCTAAACGCTGGCGCTCTATACTTGCCAGACGGTCTCTCGGTTGCTGCAGGTCCTGACCCGGCATTCCCGTATGATGTCGATGGTGAATACACTGAGCCGACTCCAGAGGAAATGCAAGACGAGTTTGAAGACCAGCTCGTTGACGCAATGACCACACCTATTCGTGATGAGGAATCAGCTAGCGCTGTCGTTCCACTTATTATTCGTGGACCTGCTGACCTTGGTGACAAAATCAAGCAGTTCAAGTTTGAGCGTAGTTTCGATGGCGCGCTTGTTCAGCGTGCAGACCGTGTGCTAGAGAGAATCTTGCAGGGTCTAGACGTTCCAAAGGATGTCGTCACCGGTCTTGCAAACGTCAAGTACTCAAACGCTTTGCAAATCGATGAGGCACTTTACAAGGCACACATCGAACCTCTAATGCTACTTGTTGCAGACGCTATCACAGTTGTATACTTGCGTCCGTATCTAAAGGCTAACGGCTTCGACGAGGCAGCTGTCGACCGTATTGTTGTTTGGTTTGACCCATCACAGGTTGCAACTCGCAACGACCGTGCAGCTGACGCCGACTCAGGCTTTGACAAGATGGCAATCAGCTTTGAAACTTGGCGCCGTGCTCACGGCTTCGCAGATGCAGATGCACCAGACGCCAAGGAAATTGCACTCCGTCTTCTCTTTGAGAAGGCAGCTATCTCACCTGACCTGACAGAGTCAATGCTTGCCGCGTTGGCTCCAGAAGTTATGAACGCAGCTCGCGCTGCAAGTCAGGCCGCTAATCCAGCACCGATGCCACAGAGTGTGGCAGATGTTCTAGCTGGGCAACCTGTTGCTGCAGAAGCACCAGCACCAGAAACACCAGCACCAACTTCAGAAACCCCTACCCAGGAATAAGGAAAAAACAACATGTATGAAAACGATGGCATTGACCATAAAGAACTACTCGCTAGCGAGCTAACTGGTCTTCTAGGCGAAACAGTCGCATTCAAGTTTCTAGCTCACGGCTTCCACTGGAATGTCAAGGGTCACGACTTCACCGAGTTTCACAGCTTCTTTGGTGACATCTATGAAGAAGCCGAGGAGAATATTGACACCATTGCTGAGCTTATTCGTCAGCTAGACTACGATGCACCTTTCTTGCTTAGCGACTTTGCTTCGCTGAGTGGTATCACAAGCGTCAACGCAGGTGACGACCCAATTAGCATGTGTGAAGCTCTTCTAGAAGTAAACAACATGTACATCGAACACGTCAAGAGCATCTTTGACATTGCAACAGACTGCCGTGAGCAGGGAATTGCAAACATCATGGCTGACTTGCAAGGTGACCATGGCAAACTTGGTTGGAAGCTTCGCGCTACTCTAAACCAGAACAAGCAGCCTATTGCAGCAGACAATGACATGGAAGGCATGACGCCTCCAGTAGAAGACATGATGGTAGCAGAAGACGAGCAGTACCTAAACTAAGCCCTATCTCAAGAGGTTCACCATGTCAGACAGTCCAATACAGGCCGACGGAAATCTAGTTCCTGAGGAACAGGACCTTGCCCGCGCACTTATCCAAATTGCGGACAAGTACGGTAAGTTCAACGAGGACCAGACCGGAATCTGGGCCGACTACCATGAACCTGCAGATAATCCATACGCTGAGATGGGTGTCAAATGCAGCAACTGTGTCTTGTATCGTGGAGGCCAAGGATGTGCCGTCGTTGCTTTTGATGTTGACCCAGAAGGTTATTGCCGCTTTGCAGTAATACCAGATGGTGTTGTCGACCCGAGCAAGGCGCCTGTCGAAGTCGAGCCGTTCAAGAAGCAGAACCTTGCACCTGTAGTTGCTGCAGCCGAGGAAGAAAGCGTCTGCCCACCTGCGACTCAAGACATTGCTATAAACCTTGCTAATCGTGAGAAAGCAATTGAAGTTGCAAAGTATGGACCTCTAAATCCTGAGGAACCTAACGAAGAGTTCTGGGCTGAGAAGGCTAACCGCTGGTCTGTGACCGTTACTGAGGCTAAGAAGAGCCGTTGTGGTACTTGTGTCATGTTTATTCGCACACCTAAGATGCTAGACTGTATTGAAGGTGGTCTTGCTGCTGGAGACTCTGGTGCACAAAACGCTTGGGACGCTATCGACACCGCCGAGCTTGGTTACTGTGAAGCTTTTGATTTCAAGTGTGCTGCCTCAAGAACTTGTTCGGCCTGGGTTGTCGGCGGGCCGATTACAGAAGACTCACCTAAGCAAGAGACAGTAACGGCTGCTGCCAATCCGTCTAAGCGTGCACCTAAAAAAGACCGAATTCATGGCTCAAAGGTAAACAAACCTGGTTCTGCATCTGGCAGTTCTAAGTTACCTGTACGTTTCTCTGCTCAAACCGAAGCCGTGCTACGAAACAAGGTTGCATCACATAACCAAGGTGCTAAGAAAGGACATCACGTAACTCTAAACCAGTTGCGTCGTGTCTACCGTCGTGGAGCTGGAGCTTATTCATCTTCACATCGAACTGGCATTACCAGAGACCAATGGGCACTTGCACGTGTAAACGCTTACCTGCACTTGTTGAAGACAGGTAAACCTGCAAATGCTAACTACGTGCAGGACAACGACATTCTTCCAGCAGGTCATCCTCGCTCGACTAAGGGCAAGACTGCAGGTGCGTACGTCGAAGACGATTATCTTGAATTAACTATCGAGCTCCGTGAGGAACATGAGTACGATAATCCAGAGCACGTGCTACTTGCATGCGCTGAGATTTCAGGCTTAGGCTACGAGCTCATTCCAGCTTTACGAGCAACATGGCTTCGTGCTACACAAGATGATGAATCACCGTTTGAGCGAGTTGTGGACCTTGCTACAAATCTCTATGAAAGTCGCGATGCAGATTTGCTGCCGCGCAGAGGAAGGGCTAGCTAGTGAGTAGCGAATACGAAAACCCAAACGTGCCAGAGATTGATGACACTCCTAGCATTAGAGTTCACATAGCAGAGCTTGTGCTTATTGCTAATGCGCGTGTGCTTCCTGCTCGCCGTGTTCCACTTACTGCAGCGTTGACTGTAGCGGACAGAGTTCTTGCTCGCACACCTCACACCGATGCTAGCGCTCGTGCTTTCGCAGTCGAGCGTGCAGTTGACCGTTTTATCACACTAGCAACTCTAGGTCTTCGTACTAATGAAAAAGCAGAACACTTTGACCTGCTTCCAATCTCGCACCCGCTTTCAGCAGCGCGCTCAGGACTAACTGCATCTGCTATTGCAGAAGCTCGTGCCGAATGGCTGTCTGCTGACCCAAGGATTGCCGAAGAGCTTCGCCCGTTAGTCGCGTCAATACAGACAATGGAGTTCGGTTCACTCGAGCGTATGCATGCTCTAGCGCGTCTAGAAGCTGCAGGCAGAGACATTCCGCTTGACCTTGTTGCACTTATCGCAGATGGAAACTCTTCAGCTGCACGTAGTGCTCGTGCAAAGCGCCAGCTTCGTGACCGTCTAAAGCGCTTCGCCTTTGAAGGCCACATGGGTTCATTCTTAGTTCGCTTCGGAAGTAAGGTAAAGAGCCAGCTAGGTGTTCTAGTAGGCGGGTCGTCGACCACAAACACCGGTGAACTTTACATCACCGAAGACGACGCATCGCTAGGTCTAAAGAAGGGAGACATTCTTCCTGTAAACCTAGACAACTTTGAGTCTCTAGGTGTAGTTCTTACAACTGACCAGCTGAAAAAAGCTGGAATCGAACTTCCAGCTGGTAAGGCCAGCACAGTCAAGCGTGCACAGGACATCAAAGACCTTCTAGCAAATAAGCTAGAAGCTCCAAGCGACTGGAAGAAACTTCCAAATGGTGACTTTGCAACTGAAGATGGCTTTATCGCCACTCCTAAAGGAGACTTGAAGTACGAGCTAAAAGACCAAAACGGTAATGTAGTTGAAGGTCTAGATGCAGCTGAGTGGCCAGCAATCCAGGCCCACATCAAGAAGGTAGCTGACGACGAGTTCGGCAGTGGAACTGAGCAGCCAGCAGAGGCTGAAGCAGCAACTTATCTAAAGAAGGACCTTAGAGTAGACCAGCTCTACACAGGCGACTTGCTCCCAGACTACTACCCGATTAAGGGCGCCGAGGAGAACATGCTGAAGAAGCGCCAAGCAGACCCTAGTTACGAACTTCCTCCGACAGAAGAGATTCTAGGTATCTACAAGGGCAAAGCCCCAGGTAAGTACGGAATCAAGATTCGCAATCTAAAGACTGGCAAGGAAAGATACTTTGAGGTCAACAAGACTGCAAGAATCTACGACGTCCGTCAGAAGCAACTTCCAAAGGCAGAAGTAAAGCCGGCAGCAGAATCAACTTCTACTGCACCAAGCGTTCCAGGCTCACTAGACAACCTGGGTATCGACTTCCAGTCTGCGACTATGGATGCAAGCGGAACTCGTCTTCCGACTCCTGGTGCTTTCACTGGTGAATTCCAGAACATTATGCAAGGTGCTCAGAGCTGGAAAGATGTTCAAGACCGTCTACAAGGCCAGACTGTTACTTACTTTGACTTTGAGACCACTGGTATCGCTGACTACGATGGTCAGGACATTACCAACGACTCTGTCCAACTTGGTGCTGTCAAGGTAAAAGACGGCAAGATTATTGGACGTTTCAACGTCTACACGAACCCTGAGAGTAAGCTCTCTGACTGGTCAGCAAAAAATCTAGGTCGCGACATTCTAGACGAGAACGGCAACAGAGTTCTAGACGAAAACGGAAAGCCAAAGACCACACTAGTAACTCCAGAGTGGCTAGCTCAGCAGAAGAGTAAAGACGACGCTATTAAAGAGTTTATGGCGTTCATTGGCCCTAACGCACTTCTCGGCGGTCAGAACGTTCCTTTCGACGTTGAGATTCTAAAGCGTATGGCTGACGATGCCGGCGTAAAGCTGGACATTGCTGGAACCATCGACTCTAAAGACCTTGCTTCACTTCTACCTAAGTACGACCCAGAAACAGGAACCGACGGTCCTAAGGCACCTGACCGTAAGACTGGTGAAATCAAAGCCACGACTAGCCTAGGTCCTGTTGCTAACTTCCTTGGCTTTGAACCGGCTAACTGGCACTCAGCTGACGGTGATGCAGAAGATGCTTACAACTTGGTTTCTAGAATCATTGACCGCGCTGCAAAAGAAGACAATAAAGACCTCAGTCTTCTAGACTTCCCTGCAATGAAAAAGCGTTATGAAGAACGCATGGCTGAGTTCAAGAATGTTGTCTCGCCTAATAACCCGACTACAGACAACCAGAAAAAGGCTCTAGAAGAGTTCTCTAACTCTGCTAATCCTGAGATTGCTGCAAAAGCCAAGGATGCTTTAGCCTCCGCTAAGACTCGTGGTGAAGCCGCTGGTGTTCTACAGCAGCTTCACGCAGCCGACTCTAAGGCAACTCCACAAGAAGAGACTCTTGTTGACAAGACTGGCCCTGAAATCAAGGTTGGCGATGTCGTTGTCTTCCCAGATGGTTCACGTCGTACTGTCGCTAAAAAGTTTTCAATGGACACCGGTGACCGAATCACGTTTGAAGATAAAAAAACAACTGTGCTAGACGAGCCTAACACTCTAAAAGTTGTTTCTACTTCTAACGCTGCAGCATCTGAGACTGCGAAACCTGCAGCGGCTGAACCGTTTAGATGGCCTACCCAAAGAAATCTAGAAAAGAGAACATTCTGGAATCCTAAGGAAAAGAAGTTTGTAGCCAGCAAAAAAGAGACCGGCACCGACGAGTTGTTGTCAACAGGTCCGCTACAGAACGCTCCTAGCAAAGCAATAACCAGAGTTAGAGAAGCTCTGCAGCAGAGAATTACACAACTAAAGAGCATGGACCAGAGTAATCCTGACGTGCAGAATGAACTAGCAAGAGCCTCAAGAGCATTTCCATTTTGGAGAGAAGAAGAACTACACAGTGCTAACGGTATTGTCGGTGAGATTACCATGGATGACATCGATGCCGGTATAGAAGCTCTAGGGAAATACACTAAACCTGGAGAAGACCAGCAGCTTAACGCTGAGAAGAACTCTTCTGCGCTAGCTAAAATCCAGTTTATAGTCGGCAAAGAAGTGACCGGCAAGACCTACAGTGACCCTAATGAAGACCCGCTCCGTGTTACTAAATGGACAGGTATAAACCGCGAGCGAGCATCAAAACTACAGTTACACACGATTAGAACCACGGTCGACAAAAAAGACCTACCTCCGGAACAGAGAGAAGAGATTCTTCGCAGTCTAGACAACGGTACTACTGTTGGCGAGGCTAGCAACATCATTAACATGTTGTATAAGCTTCCATTTCGCAAGGGCAGTCAAATTACTCCAGGCACAGACCCGCTAAATAAAAATAGCGACCCGTTCCTAGAGAGAGTTAAGATGCTGGTCGCTCCGTACGACCTAGAGTTCCAGCTAAGAGACGCTATAGATTTTGGAGGAGCTACTAAGCAAGATGTTCTTGACCTGTTTAGCAGCGAAGGTGAACTAAAGAGCAACATCGGTAAGATGCTTAGTTACCTAAACCCTGAGCAGTCTAGCCAGCTTAAAAAAGATATCTTAGACGCAGCTGAGAAGTTCGGTGAAGGAAAGGCAAATGGTTCACAGCCGCTGCCTGCGACAAAGTCGACTGTAGCCCCTATAAACAGACCTAGCAAAAAGCAAACAGAAATGATTCGCTCTATGCTACGTGAGCGTGTCATGACTAGCGAAGAGCGTCAAGGCTACATGGACCGTCTTGCTTCAATTGACAAGTTCGGTGTCAATACTTTGTTCAATGAACTAAAAGTTTTGCCAAAGGCCAAAGTTGCTCTAACCGACGGTAGCGACCCACTAAACCAGCACACTAACCCTGAGCTAGCAAAAATCAAGGAGAAACTTGCACCGTTTGACTTAGATGGTTCTATTCGTCGTAGCATTGACGAGAAGACTGCAAATGGTGGAGAGATTACTAGTCAGGAAATCCGTGACCTACTCAAAGGTAATAAAAACTGGGAAGGCACGTCTTCATCGTACTCTGATTACAGTCAAGAAGGCACATCTCTTAATTCAGCTCTAAACGCCCACAAAACAGAGGGCGAGGCTCAGTCTTCTGCAGATGCTAAAGCTAAGAGCGAAGAAACAGCAAAAGCACTGAGTGATAAGCTAGACGCTCTAAAGCAAGGTCAAGCAAGCATAACTCCACTTTCAAAAGAAGAGCACCAGTCTGCACTAGACAATCTTGTTTCACTAATCTCAGACAGCAATGACCCTGAAAACACGGTACGTAGCGGAATCCTAGATGGAACTCTACGCAACGGTGATGACATCATTGCTGCGTTAAACAAGCAGCAAATCAAGAATGAGTACAAGACGATGTCGCCTACAGGGTTTGCGACTGGCTATAAGTACATTTCAGCAGATGAATCGCAAAGACCAGAAGAATGGGCGATTATTAATGCAGCGTACGGGCTTCCGGCTGCACCTGAAGGTTTCGAGCCTCAGTTCGTAACAAATGCGCTAAAGGGATACGACAATGAGAACGGTGACCTGTCAAAGCTCATCAACTCCGGCGCACCGTCAAAAGAGATTTTTGATTGGCTTCGCACTAAATCACCTGGACACTGGAACAGCCGTGAAGGTGAGTACAACACCAGCTGGGCAGTCGACTTCCCAACAGCACTGGATAAGGCACGATGGAAGAAATTCGGCGAGCTAAAGAGTAGTATCGCTGCACTCGACAAGAACGAGGCTTCAACTGAAGCACAGCCTGACATTGAGTTCCTTTCTGCTGTAAGTGAAAGACTACCTGATGGCACTATTGCTGCAATCGATGAAGAGCTTGGAAAAGCATTCAATGGAGACACACTAAGTGAGCTCATTAGCAAGATTAGTAATGAGGAAGACCTTCAGCGTGTAATAGATGAAATCTCAGCAACTCGTACTTCTAAAGCTGTAAAGCCTCAGCGCAATGCGCAGCTTCAAAGAGTTCAAGATGCACTCATTAAAAAGTTCTATGAGAATCATCCTGAGCTTGAGAACACGATGGCAGAACCTGCTAACATTGTTGTTCCTGCTGAGGCTCCAGCTGCTCCAGCTGCAGATTGGAAAATAGACGGGTACGGTGATGTCATTGCTACTGACCCAGAAACTGGTTACACTCTTAAGACTTGGCACCATAAGCAAGGCTCAAACAACGGAGGTGTTGGTGGTAAGGTAGACGAAGTAATTGCCAGGCTACTAGATGAGAATGGCAAAGTAATTGCACAAAAGTTCTTTGGCGAGGGCCATAAAATCAGTGACGGTAAGGCTGCAGCTGAACAGTTACTAGCAGACATGAAGGCTAGAAAGCCAGGAACTCCTGACAAGAACTATGCTGCTATCATCACGGATGGGTCTGACATCAAGTCAGGAGAACTAGTCCACTGGACAACTCCAGAAAACGCAAAATCTATTATCGAAAATGGATTCAACCCAGAAGGTAAGGACACACTAGGCGGCAGCCAGTGGGGAATTCCAGGTGCAATGTTTGTAGCTGAGTACGGCTACGGCATGAGCGAGTACATGGCTAGCGAGTATTGGGCAACACACCCTGACGCAAAGGAAATTGCAAAACTAAAAGTTGAGATTCCTGCTTTCGAGTATTCAAGGCAGCTCAACATCGTCTACAAGAACGATAAGAAAGAACTTGAAACTAAGGCTGGTCTAGCTGCTACAAGGGCTAGCGGTGCGTTTGACTACATCCAGAAAAAGCGTGAAGAAGAAAAGGCAAGCGGCAACAGCATGGCTGAGCCTGTTGAGCACCTAATCGCACAGTGGGCAGCGCAGTCTGGAAAATATAGTGCAGTTAGTTTCCCTAATGGTGAGACAGTAATTTTCAACAGGAATCAGAAAGATGTTACTCCTGAAACAGAAGCCGAGGTTATTGCTGATGAGAAGTCGGTAGTACCTGAAATCGCACCTGTAGAGCCAGCTCCAGTTGAGCAAGCAACAGACACGGTAAAGAACCCATTCAGCAGTGATAACAGTGATAAATTGCTAGCAGAAACCGGAGGTAGTCGTTCATTAGTAACTGGTGCCGACATGAGTATTGCAATGATTCTTGACAAGCAAGACATTGGCTACGAGCCAATGCTAAAGGGTGTTAGCGGCAACGAGAATGTAATCCAGAATCTTCTAGATAGCCTAGATGAATCAGATGGTGCAAACAGCATTGCTGTTGCAGGAGATTTGTACTCACTGCACGACGCACTTTACAAAGAAGGCGCACCAGTTGCTCTTACCGAATACATTAAGAAACTTGCTGATTCTGTAGATAGTTTTACTCCAGCAGAAGGTGGAAACAAGAACAACGTTGTTACCGTTGACACAATCAAGGAAGAGCAAGCTGGCAGCCTAGACCTGTCTAAATGGAAAAAGGTCGGCGGTCAAAAAGGTTCAAACCCAGGCGGAACCTTTGAGAATCCAGCAACAGGTGAACAGGTTTACGTCAAGGCTCCTAAGTCGCAGCTTCACGGTGAAAACGAACGTTTAGCCTCAGCGATTTATGACGCAGCTGGAATCTCATCTGCAAAGGTGTTAGCTGGCAAGGATGCCGACGGCATAGATGTGACCTACTCGCCGATGATTGATGGCGCAAAGCAAGACCTAAAGAAGAACCTCAATAACAAAGAGTACATGGCTCGTTTACAGCAAGGCTTTGCAATTGACGCATTGCTTGCTAACTGGGATGTAATTGGTCTAGACTACGACAACGTAGTAACAGATAAGAATGGTGAACCTGTCCGTGTAGACCCAGGTGGCGCGCTTTTGTTCCGTGCTCAAGGTTCTCCAAAGGGTGGCGCGTTTGGTGAAGAAGTACCAGAGCTAGATGCGTTTACAGACAAGACTAGCACACGTCCATCTGCAAAAGTCTTCAGCCAGATGAGTGATGAACAGAAGTTAGAAAGCGCAAAGGTTCTTCAGAACCTGTCGACTTCTCAGATAGATGAACTAGTAGACTCAATTATCACTGACCCAGCTAAACAGGAAGAACTCAAGACTAAGCTAAAAGCACGTCGTCAGTACATCCTTGACAAGTTCGGTCTAAGCGACAAGCCGGCTAAGAAAAAGAACCCTGAAGCCGGTTCATCTGGCAAGACTAAGAAGCTAGATGTAAATGGCGACAACGATAGTCTAAAGACACAGCTAGAAGATGCAGCCAAAAACGGTGACCTAGTTTCATTCAAGTACAACGACAAAGAGCGTGTTGTCGCGCCTACTTATGTATGGACTAACCCTAAGAATGGCAACATCAACCTTACTGGTGAAGAAGACGGAGTTAGCAAGAACTACACCCTCCAGAACTTTAAGCCGTCTGAAGTCGATGTGCCTGAAGAGGCGCCTTCGGAGGGGTCAGCGAGTAGCACAATAACAGGAGACGCACTCAAGAAAATAGTTGACAACGCGTACGAAAAATACGACCCTGGAGTAGCTCAACACAGCTGGGACTCAAAGGGAATTGGCGAGTCGATTATGTCTCACCTAGGTGAAATAGCAGATGACATTAAGTCAGGCAAAGACTTAGACACTAACGAGAGTGCAAAGAAGTTGCGCCAGCTTGCTGCAATGTACAACGAACTTGTTGATGCAGTAACTTCAACAGAAGGAGAAGACGGAGCCGAGTGGAGCACAAAGGATTCCTCTATACAAGACCTCATTGAAGGAGCCAAGGAGCTTGAGAGCCAAGCAGACTCAATTAGCCCTAAGGGAGGCACAACCGCTAAAGTTGAAACTCCAACTACTCCAGTCGCTGCACCAGAATCTACGCTTCTAAACCTAGCTGATGAGAAAGTTAGAACTGATACGGCTCAGTCTATCCAGTCACAGCTACCAGACGGCTATACGGCTTCACCTGAAAAGGGTGCTGGTAACACTGGATTCATCATGGTCAAGAACGAGCAAGATGAAACAGTCGCTATGATGACTGTGAGTGATGACGGTAAAGAGTACCAAGTCCAAAACTTCAAGGCAGGCTGGAAAATTGAAAGTACTTCAGACCTAAACGATGCTATGACAAAACTTGTTAGTGCCACAAAAATTGTAAATGAAGGTGGCCAGGCAGTTCAGTTGTCTGACGGCACAGCTGGAAAGATGGGCAGCAAAGTTGTCCACAGCAAGAACGGTATTACTGGAACAATAGTTGGGTTCCAGAAAGACCCGAACTACGTCAAGGTTAAGCCTGACAGCGGTGGAGTCATCAAGATTATGTCTATCAACCAGATTAAGTCTAACGGCTCTGGCGGAGAACCTGTGTCACCTACTCCTGCTCCTAACGCTCCTAACGCTCCTAGTGCAGAGACTTTCATTCCGCAGAAATCTGAAAACATGACTATGTTCAGTAAGTCTGACGGAAGTCTATCAAAAGTTATTGTTGTCAAAAACAATAATGGTACATGGGACGTAGTCTATGACCTCAACGGTCCAGACTTCAGTCAGATACACATGGACATAGAGGACCGTGATGAAGCAGAGAGTGAGGCTCTAACTGCACTAGAAACAAACAACTTTGAGCCAAGTACTCCTGAGGTAAAAGCTGAGCCTGCTAAACCGTCAGGTCCTAAGAAGTTTACCTTTGATTTCATGACTCTGCCAGATGTCACAGATGCACCTGAAATTCAGCCTATCACTGACCCAACTAACCCGGACAAAGACTCTATCAAGACCGACTCAGCGGGAACTCTAATCAAGCCTGGCGCCATTGTCAAGGACGAGAACGGCAGAGTCGGTGTCTACCGCAATCCTGGATACGGCGACCCGAACAAGATGCGTATGATTTGGGAAGATGGTTCACAAGATTCAGTTGCACCTGACACAGTAACAGCAACTGGAAAGTATCTCACTCCTGGAATCGCTGCCGCCTACGCTGGTGTCGCAGACCTAGACTTTGAGAAGAACTCAGAGCCGATGCTTCCAGTGACAGGTCCTGCACTAGAAGACAAGAATGGCAAGAAGATTGGGTTCAGGAATCTTGTAGTCGACAAGAATGGCGATGTTGGTGTTGTCGTAGAAAACTATAGCAGTGATGGCTACATCAAAGTTGCGTATCCAGACGGCATGAAGAAGCGTAAAGCCAACACTCTAACAGCGTTGGACACTAAGTATAAAAAGAACATATACAACATCCAAGTAGCACAGAAATACTTCAAGAACCTTGATGCAGACAAGTACAACCTTCCTACTTTTGGAGCCACGACTAAGTCTGGTACCTCTAATAAGGCCCCATCTGGTAAGTTATCGGTTCCAAAAAACGGAGCCGGTGCAAAGCCACAGCAAATTGACCAGCTAGGTTGGGACAAGTCAGGCTTTGAAGGTGCACCTTCTCTACAAGAGTTGCTGACTAAGGTATCTACACCTGGTTCTGGTCTTGCTGGAGGTTCTATTGCTCTAGACGCTGATGCTGTTGAAGACTTGGACCTTCGAATCATGGCGGCTACAGGCACAGACGGTAAAGATGCCTATCTTATGAAGTACAAGCTGACTAGCTGGGCAGGCGACGAGCTCGCAAACAAACTACTAGAAATGATACAGAACAACGACCCTAGAGTTTCAGCTACTACAGGCTTAAGTGTTCCTGAGAACCTAGTCGACGGGGATAAAGTCTCGTTTGTCCCGTCTCTTAATGGAAGTAGTGCTAAATACAAGAGTGGCTATGGACAAACGTTTATCATCACTCTAGATGACGGGACTAAGATTCACTTCCTTCGTGCAGACGTTCCTACTAAGCACACATCTGGTTCAGCAAAAATCAGCTCAAACGGTCCTAGAGCTTACCACAACAAGGTAATGATTATTGCGCCTAAGAAAGACTCGACTCCAGAAAGTCTAGCACTAGCGCTAAATACAGGAGGTGTTCAGGATGTGCGTCCAAGCACTAAGGAAGACGCCAAGATTCTGATTGAAAACCGCCTAATGAGTATTCTAGATGAAAAGGTTGACCCGAAGAGTAACCCATCTGGTTCTGAGCGCGCAGCAAGCCTTCAGAGAATCAAGGACGCATGGGGAATTACTCCTGAAAACGTAACTATTACTACTGGTGCAGGTGGCCGTATTGAGATGCGTCTTGACCCAGAGAGTGCAAAAAAGATTGCTAATAAGACAGGTATTAAAGTTTTGCGTCACACCTTAAGAAGCAGCTACTCTATGCAAGCTGCTAAGCAAGGAGAAACCGATGAAGAGGCACGCGACCGCGTTGCGCAATACTTCGTTAACCGTGTGTCTACTCCTCAAGGTGGATTGCTTTCTACCACGGTACGTTGGAGTGAAGGTATCCCAACGTCTGGGCAGTCTAGCAGTCGAGACATTGAAACTGGCGGCGCTGACTACGTCTTCACTACTCCAAAGTCTAACACAGACTCTGAGAACAGTAGTCTCCTACCTGGACTCTGGTTTGATGCAGAGCGAACCTTCCAGCGACTAGACTTCTGGGCCAACAAGGGAGACCAGTTTGGAAAGCGTGTAGGTAAGAGCCCGATTGACCAAGCTGTCCCAGGCGGCTACGAGGTGATGTTCAAAGGACGTCTAAGCTTCGATGACGCTGCAGTGCTAATGGTTAAAGACGAGGACATGCGTACACGTGTAATCACAAAGTTGCGCCAAAAGGGAATTACCCAGCTTGGTGGTCGTCCTCTAGAAGCAGTAGTTATGACAGGCCCTGACTACAAAGCTGCTAAGAACACAACGAAGTAAGAAAAGGAACTGAGATGGCACAAATAGTGGACATGACTGAAAAGAAGTTAAGTGATACTGAAACACAGTACGCTTACGGCCCGTTAGTTCTAGAAGGTAAAGATAGTGAGGGTGAACTTGGCCACCACTCACTCTACGCAGTGGTCCTTTATGAATCACCAGACGAAGTCAGTGTTAGACTTGGTGGAGTAGAAGGTGCTAATGAATACTCGCTAAAATCTGCTAAAGACTTCAAGGTAAACGCATCTGCTTCAAAGATAACATTTAAGTCTCAAGGTACAATTTATACAATACGCAAGTTCCAAGATTCAGACGGAGTTTGGGCTTCGATGACTGGTACCGCCGTGCCGGCTGAAGCGCTAGAGGAGATTTTTATGAATGAAATTACTGCTGATGTAGCTCCTGAATCAGCTAAAGATTACGGCCCGGAAGAGCTGTACGCTTTGTATGACAACGACGGCAAAGTCACCTATCTAGTGTATTCTGGAGCCGATGTCACTTACATCCGTAAGGATGGAAAATGGATAGTTCTAGATGACCCTAACGGCGACGTGCTAGACGACATGTACATTGAGTATGTATCTCCAGAGTTTGTTGACTTCTTTGATAAGAAAGAAAGCAAAGGACTAACAGCAGACGACTTGGCTAACTATGAAGCAGATGAGCCAGTTGCTACTACCGCATCCGCTGCCACAGGCTTTAAGTATGCCCGTGTCATCAACAAAAAGGACTAGCATGCCAGAAATCATCGGTTACGATGGCGCTCTCACTCTGATTCAACACGGTGAGAACTCTGTCATTGTAGACACCGACCTAAACGTAATCGTAGACAGCGGGCTAACTACTGCTATGAAAAAGAAACGCAAGTGGAGCGACAAGAAAACTTGCACAGTCAGTGAAGCCGTTATAGAACTGGCTAATGGAGCATTATCAACACTGAACATAAAGGTAATCACTGCATCTGGCAGGCTCTATACGATTCCTTCATCTGTCCAAGATGAGGCAAAGAAGTCTTTAGAGTGGCACAAGGAGCACCACCGTGGAGGCACGCCTGTTGGTTTGAGCACAGCTCGCACCCTCGCTAAAGGTGGGCAAATTGGTATTGAAAAGATTCGCCACATTGCAAAGTACTTTCCTCGTCATGAAGTAGATAAAAAGGGTAAAGGCTACCAGCCTGGAGAACCTAACTTTCCTTCTAACGGACGTATCGCATGGGCTCTATGGGGCGGAGACGCCGGCTGGCGCTGGTCTAAGAGTATCGTTGAGCGTGAGAACAAGAAGGCGCTAACTGCCGACGGCTATGCACTAAATGACTACTATGCGCAACCTAGAATGTATGAAACAGAAGAACTCTATGACGCTGAAATAGACGACTTCAAGCTGGCTATAGATGCTGAAAACGGCTACAACGATGTAGACGCTCCTGAGTTCCTAGTTCGTGTTCGCATGGACGGTTCAGGTATGGACCGTCTCTACAAAGTAGATACAGACGGGCAAGTTTACATCTGGGACGATGGAACCTGGGACGACCTAGGCCACCTGAGCGGCGACATTTACACCTATGATAAAGCACTTGATGACCCTTACGATTTGGTCGATAAGGATTACTTCACAATTGACCCAGGTTCGGCAGTCATTATTTCAGCAATGCTACAGCAGAACCCTCACAAGTGTGTTTCAGTACATGACCTAGATGCTCATGAAGCTGCTCTAGCTGAGAATGCTGCAGGTGAAATTGACCTAGCAATGGTAGACTACACAATGGTTGCCGCTGTGACTGTAGCGCCTGCAGGTCAGACTGCTGGTGATGGAAAGTACACCACTGAAGAACGTGGACAGAATGCATCAAAGCAACAGCGTGACGCTGGTGGAAAGTTTGCTGCAGCCGGTTCTAGTGTAACCATCAAGGGCGGTAAGCCTGGTGTAATCACATCACTTGATAAAGCAAATGGCATGGCGACAGTAAAGCATGCAGATGGCACAAGCTCGATAGTGCCAATCAACACAACTAAGCGTGCAGATGTTACTGGAACCACAGACCAGGCTACCCCTCAGCAACAGCAACAGCAACCGCTAGACACCACTGGTATTTTAGGCCAGCCTAGGACTCCTAGCAACAAGGGTGAAGCAACTATACCTGGAACACTTCCTGCTCTTACACCTAAAGACATCTCAGGAATCATCGCTGACTGGCCTTCATGGGTCAGTGAACAGCGCCAGGGCTCAGTTGCACCGTATCCAGAATCTAACTCACCGCAGAAAGGTGAGATTGCTCCTCTAAAGAGTATAACTCCTAATGCCAAGACACCTGGTAACACACTAGATGTCACTCCGATGGAAAACTCTCCATTCGCAAAGAAACTTCAAAATCTTACTGGTAGCAAGCTAGTCCTAGACGCTTACAAGCATCCAATGCTGACAAAGTGGCTAAACAAGACTGTGACACAAGGCGGAAAAACTACAAGTCCTAATGCTCTTTGGTACCAGCCAGTTACCGGCGCAGGCGAACCTACTGCAGTCACAAAAGATGCAAACGTACTAATCACTCCAGAAACAAGTGACGTTCCGCCACTGTTCTTGGCTTGTGTATCACCTGACGACCCACGAGCAGTTATGGATGTTGTCGCTGTTGTACCTGTCAGCACCAAAAATCCAGAGCCGATGACGTTCACCCGCGAAGACAAGAAGTGGGTCCGTAATCCTAAAATCATGGACGACCTTCGTTCAGCAACTCCTCCACCGGTTGTGCCGCTTGACAATGAATCACTAGTTTCAGTACTACAGCAAACTGACAGCGTAACTGCATCGGCATACACACCTGACTTGGTTCTCATGGTTCTATTTGGCCCTAACCCTTCTGCTATTCTTGCTGCCGCTGCACGCAGTGAAGATGAATTAGATGCACTGTACGCAGGTGCTCGTCCACCTAGTGCTCACAACATTGATAAAAATAGAGGCAATGCTGAAAAACTACGTAGATACTGGGTTCGCGGTAAGGGTGCCGCAAAGATTCGCTGGGGTCAGGGTGGAGACTGGAAGCGCTGCGTTCGGTATTTATCAAAGTACCTAGGCGTACGCGCAAAGGGTTACTGTCAGCTTCGCCACAAGGAAGCAACTGGCATGTACACATCAACTCACGCTAAACTTGTCCGTGGAAAGCACAACCAGGTGACAGAGTTCATCATGGAAGAAGTTCTAACTAAGAACTACGGCACTCCTACAGTGGTCACTGACAAAGACATGCTCATGACTATCGATGACATTCATGCTGAAACAGATAAAGCATACGACCATGCCTGGACTCCAGAACCTGAAATCGAAGAGCTTCTTCAGGATGAAGGTTGCAAGAGTGCTATGACTGCAGCAGGCGGTGCGGACCGCAACCGTGGTCGCGCAGAAGACCTTCGCCGTTATTGGACAGTTGGTAAGGGCGGGGCTAAAATCCGCTGGAACACTCCAGGTGACTGGACTCGCTGTGTTAGACATCTATCTAAGTACCTTGGAACTCGTGCCAAGGGCTACTGCGCACTTCGTCATCATGAGATGACAGGCATGTGGACAGGGTCACAGCAGCACCACAGGATGGAAGCATCTGTCAGAAGCTTTGATGAAGTCATGGAGATTTCTCAGTTGAACGCTCAAGCTCACCGAAGTATGGAACGCTTAGGCATGATTGCGTCTGCTGGAATGAACGGTTCTAAGTTCAGCATCCCACTTGTGATTCCAGAGGGCGTGGAGTCTGGCGATGGTCGCAGCTTTACAAAAGATTCCATCACAACTCGTGAACTCCCACTTCCACTAATGTGGCAAATCAAAACAGCTGACGGCCACCAAGGCTCAGTAGTAGTTGGTCGCATTGACCACATGGAAAGAACTGAGCAGGGAATTGGAAACGCTTATGGTGTCTTCGACAGTGGAGCTTACGGTCGTGAAGCTGAACGTTTAGTACGTAACGGGTTCCTTCGTGGAGTTTCAGCAGATATGGACATGTTTGAAGCAACTGAAAAGAAGTCTAAGTCTCTTGAAGAAAGCTCTGAAGAGCCTAGAGACGAACAAATAGTAGCAAATCCTATAGTTGTCAGTAAAGCCAGAATCATGGGCGTGACGATTGTACCTAAGCCTGCATTCCAGGAATGCAAGATTGTCATCGCCGATGACGAAGAACAAAACAACAATCAGGAGGACAGCATGATTCCAGACGGAATCTATGTTGACGACGTCGATGCCTTGGATGCAGAAGCTCTTGTGGCTTGTGGATACACGGCTAGCGCTATTCCGATGAACCCACCAAAAAGCTGGTTTGAGAATCCAAAGCTGAACAAGCCTACTCCTCTTACCGTTGACGATGACGGCCGTGTCTATGGCCACATTGCAGCTTGGCACGTGGACCACATCGGTATGGCCTTCGGCACTCGTCCACCGCGTAGCAAAAGTAACTACGCTTATTTCCACACCGGCGTATGCCGCACCGAGGAAGGTGTCGATGTTCCTGTCGGTCAGCTTACCTTGTCAGGCGGACACGCTTCAATCGAAGCTAGCGCAGCCGAGGCAGTAAAGCACTATGATGACACAGCGTCATCGTTTGCTGATGTTTCTGCAGGCGAAGATGCTCACGGAATCTGGGTATCTGGAGCACTACGTCCAGGCACTACACCAGAGCAGATTCGTGCAATTCGTGCATCAGCACCGTCAGGTGACTGGCGTCCAATCCGCGGTTCACTAGAGTTAGTTGCAGTCTGCCAGGTCAACGTGCCAGGCTTCCCGATTGCTCGTGCTCGTGTCGCATCTGGTCAAGTTATGGCTCTAGTTGCTGCAGGCGCAGCTACACTTGCCAAGATGAAGTCAGACCCAATCGCAGAATTGGCTGCCAGAATCAAGACTCTAGAGCAGTTTGGTGGCAAAGCAGATTTAGCTGCAAAAGCAGCAGAATTGGCTACCCGTGTGAACAGCCAGGCGTACTTTGAAGTAATCAACCACGAGACTCGTATGAAGCTTGCTGATAAAGGTCACGCAATGCCAGACGGCTCTTATCCAATCCGCAACGTGGCAGACCTAAAGAACGCAATTCATGCGTACGGTCGTGCACCAGTTGGAAAGGAAAAGGCTGTAAAGGACCTAATCATCAAGCGAGCTAACGAACTCAAAAAGCCAGAACTTATTCCAGACAACTGGAAGAGCCCAACTGCAAAGGATTCATTGCGTGCAAGCGCTAGTGACCTAAAGGCACGAGTTGCAGCTGCCCAGGAGAGCCTGGGAAAAGCATTCGCGGCTGAGCCAGTAGATGAAGGTCGTACTAAGTACACCTTCGAGACTCAGCCGCGTGACTCAAAGGGTAAGTTCCGTAAGGTATTAGCAGTTCTCAAGGATTCTCTTGGTGCTGCAGGCCTAACTAATGAGCAAAAACTTGCAGAAAGAGTTGAGAAGTTGCACGATTCAGGGCATTATGTTGCCTCGGCTCGTGCAGCATCTCAGCTTATGGACACTGTCCACAGGATGGAAACCGGTGCCTTAAACAGGGACTCGCTGGAAAACATTCAGTTGGCAACTGCACAACTTGGAACTGCGGTGGCAAACTCGCCATTGCCGTTCGGCCATGATACTAAGAAGATGCGTTTCACTGACTTGCCAGCTCCTTTGCAGAAGTTGACTAAGGACATGATGGCACGCGTGGAAAAGCGTATTGGCAAAAAGGAAGCCGACCAGGCAACCGCAGGGCTTCAAAGTTATTTATCTGGCGGACAGCTGATGACGCAGAGCAACATCTCTGCTGAACTCAGCAAAATGCTCCGATTACTAACTTAGAAGCAATATACAATAAAAAACAGGGTGGAGTGCCTGCACGCAAATGTGTGGAGTCCCTTTACTTTGGACCAACAGCAAGTGAGTGAAATCCACTCACGACAACTGTCCTAAGGAGGAACAGTGGACCAGATTAAGTCACAGGTCGACAACCTGTCGCAGCTAAGCGATGAACAAATCGCCGAGCTGCAGCAGTCAATTGTCGCCGAGTTCGACTCAGTCTCAAGCACTGACCCAACTGCCGAGTCAGTTGACGCTATGACATCGCTTGCCGATATGCTTGACGCCTGCAAGGGCGAATCAAAGCGTCGCGAAGCAGCCGCACAGGAGCTAGCCACACAGGCAGCCGCTGCAGCTGATCGCGTAAAGGGAAACGAAGATGGAAATGTTGATGGAGAAGCAACTCCTGCCGAGGAGGCTCCTGTAGAGGACGCCGCCCCAGCTGAAAAAGTTGCTGCCGAGTATGTAGCCGCTGATGAAGCAGCTATGGCTGAAGGCACTCCTAAAGACGCTCCCGCCGAGGCTCCGGCCGAAGAAACCCCTGTAGTAGAAACCCCAACAGATATGCCAGCTGAACAGCCTGGCATGGTTGAGGAAGGTACTCCAGAGGAAGAGGCTAAGGAGACTCCAGAGGAAGAGACTACTGAGGACAAGAAGGACAAAAATCCTGCTGAAGCCTCAGTCGAATCCATCGAAGCGTCTGCTACTGTGGTAGAAGGTTTAGAGCTTTCGACCGAAACAACAACCACTGCTGAGGTTATTGAGACCCCAGCCGCTGAGGAAGCCGCAGTAACTGCGTCTGCCGAAGAAACAAACCCAGAAGAAACCACAATTGCTGAAGAAGTTCAGCAGGAAGAGCAGGCCCCAGTGACCGCCACAGCAGAACAGCCTTTCGAGGCTCCAGCTGACCGTCAGCCTGTAGTTCAGGTAGTAGAGAAGAATCCAGTAGCAATTACCGCTGGTGCCGACATCCCTGGCTACACAGCCGGCAGCACAATCGACAACTTGAGCGAAGTAGCATCAGCTATGGAAAAGCGTATCCACTCGCTTCGCCGTGTCAACGGAGGAGACGGAGAGCAGCATATCGTTGCATCCTTCACCACCTCGTACCCAGAGGCACGCACTCTGACAACCGATGCAGAATCAAACTGGACTAAGATTCAGGCAGTAGCAGGACCTGAGGCACTTATCGCTTCTGGTGGTATCTCTACTCCGTTCGAAGTAAAGTATGACATCTTTGCAATCGGTTCTACCACAATCCGCCCAATTCGTGACTCTTTGCCACGCTTCCAGGCTGACCGTGGCGGTATCCGCTTCATCGTTCCACCTAGCTTCGCAGGTAGCACATACGACAGTGCTGTAGGTATCTGGACATCAGGTATCGACCAGTACGGTTACAACGGTGCAACTGCATTGGTAGTTCCTACTCAGACAGTAGCTGCTGCTTCAGGTGGTAAGTACACGATTACAGTAACAAGCAACACAATTCCAGTAGGTGCAAAGGTTGACTTTGCTGGTACCACAGGTATCACTAACCTAGCTGCTCTAAAGGGTGTTACTGTCACTGACTCGACTACAACAAGCATCTCGTTCTCATCGACAGGTGTTGCTGACATCACTGGTACTACAACAGCAGCTGGTACAGCTACTCCAGTTACAACAAAAGGTTCATACACTGTATCTGCAGCTACTGAAACCACTGTTGCAACTGACGCTGTAACACTACAGCTACAGTTTGGTAACTTGGCTACTCGTGCTTACCCAGAGTTGATTGCTCGTCACAACGAACTTGCTCTAGTACAGCACGCTCGTGAGGCAGAGGACAACTTGCTAGCGAAGATTACTGCCGGTTCTACTGCAGTCACATCAGTTAACAACTTCGGTGTTGCTCGTGACTTCCTAGTTCAGGTACGTCGCGCATGTGCAGCATACCGTTCACGCCACCGTCTTGACCCTCAGACTCGTCTGAAGGCAATCATGCCGGCATGGGTTCTAGATGTTATCGCAGCTGACCTAACCTTGGCAATGCCAGGTGACGGTACTCTGTCTGCATCAAGAGCAGAGATTGAAGGCTTCATGTCATCTCTAAACGTTGACGTTGTTGTTCACCTAGATGACAGCTCAAACAACGGTGTATTCGGTGCCCAAAGCGCCGGTGCAATGCTTGAGTTCCCTGACACATTCCGCTGGTTCTTGTTCGCTGAAGGTACATTCTTGTTCCTAGACGGCGGAAACCTAGACCTTGGAATCATCCGTGACAGCACCCTAGTTGGCACCAACGACTACAAGATGTTCATCGAAACATTCGAGAACGTTGCAAAGGTCGGTATCGAATCTCTAGTCGTTACCTCAACCATCAACGTAACTGGAGCTGCCGCAGCTCTTGTAACACCGTCTGCTTCTGCAGCATCGTTCGACCTATAGTCGAACAAAACTCTTTTGTTGGGGTGGCCTCTTCGGAGGTCACCCTGACAATAAGAATCTTAGATTTTATAGATAAAGGAAAACCATGGCGTTCGATGGCAGTTTTGATGCACCGAAAATCGTTCCTTCCGCCTTTGGGCTATTTTCTATCTTCGAACCACAAAATCCAGAAGAAGAAGAAAAGTGGGTTCGCGGATTTTACCAACAGTGGGAGACCACTCCTAACTACGTCCGTAACTGGGACGAAACAAGCACGACTTCATACGTTGTAGACAATAATCCTGGCGCTGCTAGGTACAGTTACCACATACCATTTTTTATTGAGGCAGAAGACTACGCCTCTACATTCGGCGCTCCTGGTGTAGACCGTTTCGCTAGAGTTATTCGTCAGCTAGAAGGTTGCACACAGAAAGCTGTTGAGCTAGAACTTTGGGACGGCTCGGTTGCACTTCAAGGAACAGGCACAGACCTTGTAAACCCGTATCTTACAAAAGGTGCATCTGTCACCATTCTTCCAGGACGTACCTCAGCCGGTGCAGTCGCAGACCCTGCAACAAACGGTGCTGCAATCTCAGTAAAGCACGGCGTTAGTGTTCTTGAGTATCAAATCGGTCAGTACTCTTCTGGCGGTGAGCAGGGTTGGATTCACATGACTCGCGACACTGCCGCTGTTCTTAGTTCTTACAATCAAATGGTATTTGATACCTACGATTCTAAAGGTTTTCGTCAGCATCTACAAACATTTGGTGGCACTCCACTAGTAGTCGGCTCTGGCTATTCAGGTAACGGACCAGTTGTAAACGTTACTAATAAGGCTCTTGCCTCAAACGTTGTGACACTTACTACAGCAAACAACCACGGACTTGCCGTAGGTGACACTGTAATTGTCACAGGTGTTGACGCTACGTTCAATGGTACTTATACAACAACAACTGGTACTGCTGGAAAAACTATCAACTACGCTAAAACAGCAACAGATGTAACATCAGTAGCGTCCACAGGCGGAACAGCTCAAATGCAGGCGGATAGCCGCTACAAATGGATTTACGCGTCAGGTGAAGTTCGAGTCTATCTCGGAAAACCAGACGTGGTAAATGACAACCTAGCTCAAGGCTATGACGTCACTGGCAACAAGAATGACATGAGAATCAAGGCGACTCGGGCAGCCGCAGTTTACTTTGATACATCCATCCACCTAGGCGTCAAGGTCGACTTGACGCTGACTAACTAACAAAAGGAGAATAGGTAAATGCCTACTCAAGACTATGCAGCAAGCATCCAGGGTGTGTCAATTCGCGTCACTCGTCTGGATTCTTCTGGTAACCTACTAAATTCACCTGGTGACAGCTACACGACATCAGCTTTCATGCGTGTCTCGTTCACACCAGAATACGAAGAAGGCGACGAAATCACTGAGAAGTCAGCGAACGGCGCAGTCTGCGTTACATACAAGTCTCCAGACACGCTAAAGCGTATCAAGCTAGAACTTGCTATCTGTGAGCCAGACCCAGAACTTACTAACCTAATCTCAGGTGGTCTGCTCCTCCGTAAGAACCTTGGAACATTCGCATCAACTAACAACCAGTCAATCGGTTGGGCAGCTCCAGCTGTAGGCGATGACCCAGCAGGTTACGGTGTAGCGATTGAGTGCTGGTCATGGGCTATCAAGGATGGCAAGAAGGCTACTACGCTTCCTTACTTCCAGTGGGTATTCCCATACGCTAAGCTCCGCCAGTCAGGTGACCGCGTCATCGAAAACGGCATGCTTGCGACCACATTCGAAGGCTACGGTCTAGGAAACATTCAGTTCAAGTCAGGTATTGACGGTCGCTGGGAGTTCCCGACTGCGGCAGAGCGTCCGTACTCTTACGCACGTGCTTCTTACGCGCCACTAGGTCTAAAGGGCTTCTACACCTGGAACTACTCTGGTGAAGGTGTTACTGAGCTTGGTAGCCCAGAGTACACAGCTGTTACTTCACTTGATGGTATCAACTACACCCTCAAGGACACAGCAATCACTACTGCTGGTGCAATCACATTGAACACTACAGCTAACCACACATACAGTGTCGGTGACTTGCTGACAGTTGGAAATGCTGACGCAACTTACCAGGTTACTAACAAGGTTGCTACAACAACTACTGTGACGCTTACTCTTGCATCAGGACACGGTGTTGTTGTTGGTGACAAGATTATTGTGTCGATTGGTGATAGCGCGTTTGACGGTACTTACGGTGTTGCAACGGTGTCAACAAACGACATCACTTATGCGAAGGCAAATGCTACAGCTGTAAGCACTACTCTGGTTAACAGCGCTACTGCAGTTGTGACTCGTAACATCTTCAACGGTACATTCACTGCTCTGTCAGGTACTTCAGGTGCCGGTATCTCAGTTGCTCGTCGTGTATCAGCTACAGTTGCTACTGAAAACGCTGCTGGAACCGCCGCTGTCTACACATCTACTGCGCACAACTTGGTAGTTGGACAGCTAGTTACCGTCACAGGATTCACTGCGACTCAGTTCAATGTGACTGCTTCGGCAATTACTGCAGTAACAACTAACAGCTTCACTGTTGCTGTTACTCACACTGCTAACGCTACTGAAACTCCATCTACTGCAGCTGTCGTACAGGTCACACGTGGTACTGCAATTACAACCACTAGTGCTCTTGCAGGTGCTTCTGTTTCATCTGGTCAAGCAGGTACTTCAACTACAACTGGATACAACGTTCCTGGAAACATCAGCTTCAACCCTGACTATGCAGTTGACCGCGTTATCAAGTCTAACGAGGACCCAACCGCCTAATAGCAAAAATAATCGGGCGGCACGTCTTATTGAACAATTTCATAGACGTGTCGCCCGTTTTACTAAGATAGAGGTTTTACAATGACTGGTCTTTGGGTTACGGCAAGTGACCTTGGGCAGTACTCAAACACTGAGTATGCACAGGAAGCAGTTGAAGCTGCGTCGTATCTCATGTGGACAATGTCAGGAAGACGCTTTAACGGCATAACGACAGTTACAGAAAAATACGTGTGTGCTAACAGAAGTTACCGCCTTGGAGCTTCATCAAAAAACTATTCGGCATCTCTAATCAACGGAGAAGCGTACAACTTTCCAATCTCCGACTTTAACCAGTACGCTGAATTAGTTTCAGACGGTCTATCACCTGAATCGCGCATCAAGTTGCGTGGGCGTCCAGTGACCCAGATTCATGCAATTCGTACACGCGATGGACAAGTACTAGACCCAAGTTCCTACTACTTGGTAGACCATTCAACTATCCAGGCATCGACTGGAGTGCTGTGGACGCCGTGTAACGTAGAAGTCACGTATTCATACGGAGTTCCAGTTCCAACCGCTGGTAAGATGGCTGCGCGTACACTGGCTATTGAATTTGCAAAACTTTGGGCAGGTGACGACGACTGCATGCTTCCTCAGCGTGTCACATCTGTTGCTCGCCAAGGTGTCAGCTACACACTGCTTGACAGCCAAGACTTTATCGCTGAGCTTCGAACAGGACTTTACGCAATCGACTTGTTCCTAAAATCAGCGAACCCAGACGGTGCAAAGGCACGTGCAAAAGTATTCTCACCTGATGCACCGCGTGCTCGTCGCTACACACCAAAAACTGCACCTCTTACAGCTAATGCACTGCTGGACATCGTAAGTCTAAGCGGTGCGCCAGCACAGTTTAGCACTGTCGGCAAGGGACTAGACACCACTATCTTTGTTGACCAAGTTGGCTGGAGCCCTAAGGTGATAGTCCGCAACTGGAGTGGAAACAAGTCAGTCACTGTGGATTCTGCGTATGTAGTATTAATTAGTCCGTCACGAGTAGATTTCTCAATTCCTTATGCAACAGCGCAATCGGTATTGGGAATGGTTGACCCAGGGAGCTGGACTTTGTATGCTAGCAAGACCGTTAACGGTGTTGAGTCGCTTGCAGAAATTGGCTCTGGAAACCTAACAATCAAGATGTACACCTCCTAAAAAGAAAAGAGTAAAAATGTTATATCAAACAAACTTCACCGCTACAGACATGCACGACTTGTCAAAGCCTGTAGTTCCTGTAGTTGAAGCTAAGAAGGCTGAAGAAGTCGTTAGCAAGAAGGCAGAAAAGCCGGCTAAGCCAGTTGTTGAAACAGTTGTCGAGCCAGTAGTTGAGCCTGTTGTTGAACCAGTTGTCGAAGAAGTTGTCGAAGAAGTTAAGGTAGCTGAGCCGACCAAGGAAGCTACTAAGTAAGAATAACTGATGGCTACCACTATTGATATCTCAGGAGTGGCCGAAGACGCACTAAACCTAAAGCAGATGCTTGACGGTGTTTTAGAGCGAGTTGAGGCAATTTACCAGTCGTATAACGTCTCGTTGCCAAACAGACGTTATTGGACAATGGGGCAGCCAGCTGTAGACTGCGAGCAAGTTGTAGTTTCATTTATTCAGATGTATTTAGGCCCGGTCGGTGCAGAGATAAACAGTCCGCAGCGCTGTAACGTTCCAAGAACGGCCACTCTCACTATCTCTGTTGCTAGAGAGGTTCCAGTTGTCGGCCAGAACGGCCAACCTCCTAGTACAAGCAAGATTCAACAAGTAGCAGCATACGCTGCGATTGATGCCTGGGTATTAATGCAGTCTGTAAACCTACTAGACCAATGGGACTCTTCTGGCTACGGTCCAGGAGTTCTTGCCACTGTTGAAGTTGGAGAGCCTGAGGGTGGACTCCAATCCACAACATTGCAGATAACCATGGCGGTTCCATAATGCCAGACCATTTAGTAATCAACATTGACAAGACAAAGTTAGGCTACGAGCTTAATGGTGACCGTGGAGAAATTGGCCGCTGGCTAAAGAAGCGTGGAGAGCTCGCGCTAAATGCCGCGAAACGTCAAGTTGGAGTAAAGACCGGTTCGCTTCGTAGAAGCATTCGTATGTCTCATCTAACGAATTCTACTGGCCAGTACTTGACTATCTGGACGATGCATCGCATTGCTGCAATCCACCACAACGGGACTCGTCCACACATTATTACTCCAAAGCAGGGAACAAAGGTTCTGCGATTCACTCGAGGAGCGCAAGTTGTTTACGCTAGACGTGTTCGCCACCCTGGAACTAAGCCTAACAGGTTCCTTGCAGACCAACTCGTTTACTTCATACCATAATACGATTGGTGTAGGAGCAAAAATGCTTCTATCAGACGATTACACATATCTAACAGAAAGAGAACTAAAGTGACCCGATTTAAAGACTTTGGCACCGGCGCAGACGGAGACCAGAAAGAACCACTAACATTCAAACTTCACGGTGAAGAATTCCGCTGCCTTCCTCAGGTTCAGGGAAAATTGATGCTTGACCTAGCAAACAACGGAGACGACAATTCTCCAGGTCAGACAGCAAAATTCATCGGCAAGTTCTTTGTAAGTGTGCTAGAAGACGAGAGCTACAAACGCTTTGATGACTTGCTTACCAGCAAGGACCGGATTGTATCCGTTGAAACTCTAAGTGAAATTATTGGCTGGCTTGTTGAGGAGTACACTACCCGCCCGGAAGAGCAGCCAGAGCTCTCCTCCGCTGGGCAGTAGACCTCTGGCCATACGTAAACGGTAAAGGTCTGGTACACGGAGTGAACCTCAAAGAAATGGAAGCATCTGAAATGCTAGATGTTATTCATTACTTCTTTGAAGATGAGGTCCGTGGACTTTCTCCAGAACTTATTGAGGTTAGAGACGGAATGCGTAGAACTATCTACGAGGACCTCTATGGCCAGAAATATGCTTACGGCAGCGCCGCATCAGGAGATAGAGGATTAGAGAATCTTGACGATGAATTGGGGCAGTTACCTGCTGAACCTGAGGCTCCGATAAATCCATTTAATCCTAGAACAAGGACCTATGTACCACCTACAAACTTCAACCCAGACGCAGTAGCACCATTTGGTGACATCTTGGATGCACCAATAAACTAGCATAACTTAGGAAGGAGGTCCTCTCATGGCCATCGGCGGCGCTAATAACGTTGGTAGCATTACGCTCATTGCGCGCGTAATTACTGAAGGTTTTGAGAGAGACCTAAAGGACAAACTTCGCGGTGCCGAAGGCATCGGTCAAAAGGCTGGACAAGATATAAGTCGCGGCCTTGAAAAAGGAATGGCCAGTGGTGGAGGCAGCAAAGGCGGCGGCTTTGATGAAATTCTAAACAAGTTAGAGTCGCTTGCTCCTGGAGCTGATAAGGCTCGTGAAAAGATGATGGCCTTGAGCAAGGCTGGATACATTGCTCAAGGCGGTATTGGTGTTCTATCTGGCAGCGTATCTTCTCTAGTCGGAGGTTTAGGTTCTCTAATCGGAGTCGCTGGTGGTGCTGCAGCTTCGTTAGTTGCAGTAGTAGGCGCTTTTGCCGGACTGAAAGCAGGATTTGCAGTTGCTAAACTAGCGCTGTCCGGTGTCGGTGCTGCAGCAAGCACATTAGCAAACCCTACAGGTGGCGTACAACGAGCAAGAGCGCAGCAAGATGCTGAACGTGCCTTAGCACAAACCATTCAGCGCAACGATGAAAGCCTAGCAGCTGCACATAAGCGCCTTGAAGAGGCACAACATAATCTAAATAATGCCATTAAAGACGGCCGTGAACAAATGCGGCAGATTGGCTTTGAAGCTGAACAAGCTGCGCTAGATGAGACAGGTGCAAGTCTAAACCTTGAAAAGGCAAGATTGACTCTTGCCCGTGTTCAGGATATGCCGCCTAGCAGCATGGCTCGTAGACAGGCTATGCTTCAGTACCAGGAGGCTGAACTAGCCTTTCGCAGGTCAAAGGCAAATGCAGAAGTTACCAGTAAAGAGCAAGACCGTGTTGCACAAACTGGAATCATGGGTATCGAATCTGTCCGCGATGCGACAAATGCAAGAAACAATGCCGAGCTAGACCTAAACAAAACTCTACGTGACGCACTTCAGTCTCAGGCTGCAGCGGAGCGTGCACTAAGACGAGCTCAAACTGCAGGAGCTGAGCAAGCTAACGCAGCGCTAATGAAGCTCACTGTGACGCAGAAAGAGTTTGCTAGATATCTTGCAAAGATGCATCCAGAGTTTCAAGCACTAAAGGAAGCGGCAGCTTCTGGATTCTTACCAGTATTACAGCAGCAACTAGATAGACTAATCCACGGACCGGCATTTCCTGCGCTAAAGGGTAACATTCACCAGCTAGCTCTCGGCATGGGAGATGCAACTAAAAACTTTGTTGACATCTTTGATACCGCAACAGTTCGCGGTCGAATGGACTCATTTGTCTCCACATCGCGTACCGTGCTATCTAGCTTTGGTAAAGCTGCTGGAAACGCTTTTAGTGGAATGCTTGGAATACTTAAAGCCGCTGCGCCGCTAACAGAAAAGTTTGCCGGCTGGCTGGTAACTATTTCAACTAAGTTTAACAACTTTGTGACTAAAGGTCTCCAGGACGGTTCACTAACTAAGTTTTTCAACCGCGCCGGTGAGCTTGCAGCACAGTTCGGTAAAATTGCTGGAAATGTGTTCTCAGGGTTAGGCGGTCTGATAAAGGCTAACTTTGGCCCAACAAGTGGCGGCCAACTAATGCTGAATTTCCTTCAGACAGCTACAGGCAAATGGCGTGAAATGAACACAGTTGCCGGGCAGAGTAAATCTCAATCGTATTTCCTTGGAGCTGCGGCTAATACAAAGGAAATGCTCACCACAATAGGTGGTGTTTTACATGTGTTCAAGGAGTTAGGAACTGCTCCTGAAACAAAGATATTCTGGCAGACGCTAAAACAAGCGACTCCGTTTATTCAAACTATTCTTCAAGAATCTATTAAGACTCAGCCTGCTCTTGCACAGCTTCTTGTAAGTCTAACTAAGTTTATTGCTGCTCTATCTGATTCTGGTGCTGCGAGCACATTCTTTAGAACTCTTTCTGGACTTGTAGACATTGTCACCAATGTGCTAAATGCACTAAAACCTGTTTTAGACGTTCTAGGCGTATTCCATGGTGCAATAGTTGCTCTTATTTTTGGATTCAAGGGTGCACAGTTTATCTTTAATTACTTCATTGGCCAACTAAAATCAGTGACACGAGGAATGAATGCGCTGTTTGGTGAAACTAACCGCGTAAAGACTGCTAACGCAGAGGCAGCAAAAACTACAAAAGCTCTTCAGGCTGCTAACATTGCATTAGACAAAGCCACTCTTGGAGTTCAAAAGGCTGAGGCAAGCCTTGCTGCTCAGCGAGCAAGATTATTGCAAGCGACTAATGCTAGGACTCAGGCTGAGGACAAGCTAGCACTAGCTGTAAATGAGGCTAACATTGCTGAAGCTGAGGCAATGAAGGTCAATCAGTCCGGAACAGCAAGCGACGCAGAGAGAGCCGCCGCAGCAGATAGATACACTGCCGCAGTCATGCGAGAAACTAAAGCTGAGCAAGACTTAGCACTAGCCATTGAGCGTGAAAACGTGGCTGCACAAAAGGCTGTGCTAGGCCAGTCTGAACTAAAAGCCGCCCAAGGCAGAGCCACGTTAGCAGCTGAAGCGCAAACTACAGCCGTTGCTAAAAACGAAGCAGCACTTAAAACTGCAAACGTTGCTAAAAACGGATTCTTCTCAAAACTAACTAAAGGTGCCGGCTGGGCAATGGCAGCCGGAGTTCTTCTCGATGTTGCTGTTCAACTGGACGAGGCGTTTAAGCAGGCAAGACTAGATGCAGCAATGTCCGGTGACCAAATTAGGAACTCGCTACTCACCGGTGTAGACGGTGCAGTGACACTAAGAAAGTCATTGGAATCCGTCAACTTTGTCGACCTACTGCCTAGCAGCAGTTGGACTACCCAATGGGCCGATGCGAATAAGACTATAAAAATTGCAGCTGTAGGTAGCAAAGACTTGGGTGCTGCTGTGGTTAAACTTAACAGTTACACTAAAGCTCCTTGGTTCAACCAAGCTGGTGACTATCTTGGTAGCCGAGCAATGGTTGCTGAGTTTGACCAGATGGCCGGTCAACTTAAAAAAGTTGGCTCTCAACTCAGTACTCTAGCTCAAAGCAACATGCCTGCTGCTCAGGCTCGCTTCCAGGAAATGAGTGTAGCTCTCGGAGATAATGATGAAGCCGTATCAGCACTTCTTGACACAATGCCTGACTATAAAACAGACATTCAGGAGCTAGCGACAAGTCTAGGTATCAACACCGCAGCAATGACTGAACAAGAGCGGCAGCAGACTCTGGTCACTTTGGCTCAGGGTAAAGGCGCTGCTCAAATGGAGAACAACAGGGTCGCAGCTGAAAACCTAGCCAAGGGCATCACAGATGCAGCCGGCAAAATGATAAGCTACTCCGACGCAATTGACGCTGCTACCACAGATGGAAAAGTTTCTCTAGACAAGTTCTTAAAAGAGCAGAACAGGCAAGTTAGAGAAGCTGCTGCCTTCCAAAACAATCTTCTGTACCTAGCTGCGCACAATGCCGGTGACGCTACTATCAAAGGTCTTAGCGCTATGGACCCGAAGATTGCAGCACAGCTAGCACAGAAGATGGTAGACGGAGGCACCAAAACTATTGAACGTGCTAGAGCATCATTTGAAGCTGCGGCCGCAACAGCTTCCAGTGGTGCAGCAACTGGTATATCTAATCAGGCAAGTGTAATTCAGACAGCTTTTTCAACAGTAGGTGCTAAGGCTGCTTTGGCCCTATCCGAGGGCATGACTTCAAAGGCGCTAACAGTCACAGAAGCACAGAAAACTTTAACTACGTGGAAAGCAATCTACGACGAAGGTGTCAAAGAGCATGGTGCTCACTGGGCACAAACACTTGTAGACGGCATTGCAACTGGAAAAACTAAGGTTCAAGATGCTGTTGCTAAACTCAAGCCTGGTACAGTAAAGATTCCTGTAGACTTTGACGTAAAAAATAAGCCTAAGGGCTTTAACCTGTTTGATGGGAGCACTTGGGGTAGCGCATTCCAGTCTATTGTTGATGCCTTCAAGAAAAAGAAAGACGGCGGACTTCTTAAACTTGCAAACGGCGGCATCGCAAAATATGTAAACGGTTCAGGTTACGCTGTTGGCCGTGGTGGTCCTCGTGACGACCTGATTCCTGCAATGATTTCATCTGGTGAGTTTGTTGTCAACGCCCTGTCGACAAAGAAGTATCTTCCACTACTAAACGCTGTCAACAACGGCAGTTACCCTGACCAGGCTATTGCTCGTATGGCAGGAGCACAGTCTAGTGGAGATGTCAACATTTCGATAAGTGTCAACTCGAGTCCTGGAATGGACACCGTTGAACTTGCTGCTGAAGTCGGTCGTGTGCTTCAACTTCAAATGCGTAGAGGAGCTCGCGGATGAGTCGTATAAACCTTATAGGTAACCCGTCGTTTAAGACAGACACTACCGGATGGTCCGCTCTTGGAAGTGGAACTTCGTTTGTTCGTAGCACAACGGATGGCTTCTTTGGCAGCACATGTCTAGAAGTGACTAAGCCAGCAATTGCTTCAGCTGGTGTGGCATGGTCATCAGCTGCAACTACAAACCTAATCAGCAATCCAAGCTTTGAAGACACTACTGCCACAACCACTGCTAGAACTAACTTAGCGACTAACCCTGGTTTTGAAGCATCGTCTAGCACGGCAACCATTCGCACTAATCTAATTCTTAACCCAAACTTTGCGGCAACTTCTACTACAACTACTAGCAGAATTAACTTGTGCACAAACCCAAGTTTTGAACACGCTACTACTCCTACGAATGGTTGGCTTGGTGCTGGAGCAACACCAAATACTGCCAGTATTGCCGTGTCTACTGCGCAAAAATACGTCGGCAGTCAAAGTTTGCTTGTCACGTACGCCGCTGGTACAGGTGGAACAAACAATGGTGCCGGATACGCACTTTCCCTGCCTGCTACTACAACATACACTTATTCTGCGTACGTCTACACTCCAACTGGTTCTGTTCTACCACAGCTTAGCGTTCAAGGAACCAGCTTTGCAGTGACATCTACAAACGCGACTTTGTACGATACTTGGGAAAGACTTTCAGTTACATTTACCACGACTACTGCTCAAAACTACACTTTTTATGTACTAAACAGCGCGACAGTTGCTGTAGGAAAAACTTTCTACCTAGACGCCGTTCTGATAGACCTAGCATCAACGACTAGGCCTTACTTTGATGGGAACACCGCTGCTGCTAATGAGTTTACTTATGCCTGGTCTAGCACCACTAACTTAAGCACAAGTCTACAGCAATACTCTGCTGCACCTAACTACTCAGCAGATTTGGCAAAAAGTATCGTTGCTAGAAGTTCTACAACGAGCTATCTAGGTACTTATAGCGGTTTAGTGACAAGCCTTAGTAGTTCTGGCAATCTCGCCACTTATTCCTATAACACGGCCGTCACTGCTGGAACTACTTATGTTGGTTCTTTATATGTTAAAGACCTAAGCCTCGGTGGAAACATTTATGTAAATATTGACTGGCGTGGCAGCGGAGGTTACATAAGTACTAGTGGTGGTACTGCAACAGCTATTTCTACCGGTTCTTGGACAAGAATTAGCGTCACTGGCGTTGCTCCGTCTGGAGCTGGAGCCGCTGCTGCAACAGGTGCTTCACTTGTACTAGTAGTTCCTTCAACAGCTGCGTATGGTTCACAGGTTTACATAGACGCTGCTATGCTTGAAGCAGGTTCTTCAGTTAATACGTATTTTGACGGGTCAACGACTGCAGCAGGTGACTTCACTTACACATGGAATGGAACCGCTGATGCTTCAACAAGTAATCAAGTTGCAAACATGGTTGATGGTTGGGTTTCTGGATACAACCCAGGAAACTTGGCATACGGTCGATACAGAACTAGTGCAGACAAGCAAAGCGGTTCTTACTCGTATGCTGTTAATGTGTACCAAGGAACAGGAGCGAGCCAACTTAATCTAACATCAGACTTTTTTGCTAATGGGTCAACTTTTGCAAGCAAAACTTATACCGCCTCAGTATATGTGTACGCTAGTCGTGCACAAACTGTTTCTTTATTTATGACGCTCGGCACTGGTTCTGGTAGTCTATACCCATCTACGGCAGTTTCAGTTACGGCAGGAACTTGGACTAGAATAAGCCGAACTTATACTATGCCTTCTGACTTAACCACTATGAAAATAGAGCTTGTCACTAACCCGTCAGCGGGAGATGTCTTTTATTACGACCAGTTACTAGTAGAACAGTCTTCTCAGCTTAAGTCATACTTTGATGGCAGCACAACGGCTGCAGCTAATCTAACTTATGCATGGTCTGGCACTGCTAACGCAAGTACTAGCGTCCAGCAGTATCTTGCTAATCCTAGCTGGGGGTCTCTTAACTCTATATCTGCAGTTGCTTCAGCGTCTCAGTTTTACATTGGAACTAAATCGGCCTTAGTTACCGCGGACGGTTTTGGAACCTTTGGAATATTTAACTCAGGTGTGGCTTTTGCGTGGACGGCGGTAACTGTTGGTGTCACGTACACTTCTTCTATTTATGTCCGTGACGTCAACACTGCGGTTTCGTACTACGCAGGCATTGAGTGGAGAAACAGCGGTGGCTCTAGTTTTTCAACTATAAACGGAACATCTAAGACAGTCACGTCTTCAGGTTGGACTCGCATAAGCGTCACGGCAACTGCTCCTCTCGGAGCGGTAACGGCAGGTCTTGTATTTTATTCAACCGCCACGCCAGCAAGCGGTACTCAGGCTTATTTTGATGGTGCAGTGTTTGAAGCAAGTTCTACACCGACTTCTTATTTTGACGGCAGTGTTACAGCAATTGCTCCAGGCACAACTTATTCTGCGTCGTTATATGTAAAAATTCCAGTTGGGCAAGAAGCCTCTTCACTTAGGCTTTATCTCTACTGGTACGACTTTACAGGTACACAGCTCTCGTTTGCTACCGGCGCACTTATACCAATGGTCAGCGACGAAGGCTGGGTACGACTAGCTGTAACTGCTGTTGCTCCTGCAGATGCTGTAATTGCACAGATACGACTGTACCAGCCTACCGCTGGAACTGCAGGACAGAAGTTCTTGATTGACGCTGCAATGCTAGAAGCATCTGCCTATGTCAATGAGTACACAGACGACTTTAGCCAAGGCCAAGAAACTACAAAGGTCAATAACGCCTTACGTCCTGTTCCATACCCTCACCTTACAGGTATGCAGCTAAATGCCGATGTGAACATAAACGGACTAATCCTAAACACTATTGATGAGGATTCGATTGTCTGGGTCTGCACAGGAATTAATGGCTGGTGGGGACAGACCCAGAGCGACATTCAGGACCTACCACGCGGTCTTGGAGACGGTTCCTACGACGTAGTTGGTAGATACACGGCAAGGCAAATTGAGCTCAAGGGGTCAATCCTGCCGCCTGACGCTTCGTACATAGATGCTGCAAGAAACAAACTTGTAAAGGCCATAGACCTTGTACGCACTAAAGGCTGGCTACTAGCCGACGAGTCGCCGGTAAAAGGCGCTCAAGTTCGTTTGAGCGGCCAGCCGACTATCGATGTTGTGAATGCTCGTGGTCGTATGGACTTCTCCGTGGGACTTCGTGCACCTGACCCAATCAAGTACCACTATGACACTACTGTAGATGAAGGCTTTACAAAGTCAACTATTACCTCAGGTGGAAGTGCAACGTTCAACAACATCGGCAACACTAACGTATGCGCATTGATGACAGTCACCGGACCGTTTACTGCAAACAGTGTAATCAAGAACACAACCACTAACCAAAGCATAAAGATGCTTAGTGCGCTAAGCGCAGCTGGACTAAGCCTAGGCCCGGTGACTGCAGTAAAGCGTGTCACTACCGACGGAGTCAAGTATGCAACAGTTTCAGTTTCTACTAACTATAAACTAGCTGTCGGAGACAGCGTTACCATAGCCTCAGTTGGAAACAGTTTTGATGGAACTTTTGTAGTCCAAGCTGTCAACTTCACAAGTTCAACGACTCTAGACTTGACCTATGTTTACACAGGCGCCTCAGCAGATTACGCGTACGCTGCAGCGACAGGAACAGTTACTTTGACTAACAATGAATTCATGGTAATAGACACCTATAATCGTGATGTGTTCTTGAACAACAACACTACTGGAAGTCGCGAGCTGCTAGACACACTAGTTGACTGGATTGTTATTCAGCCAGGCGTCAACACAATCAAGATTACCGATGCCGGAAGCAATACTACCGGAACACTAGAGGTGAAGTTTCGCTCCGGTTGGATCGGCTAAAAATGATAAGATTATCCTAAGAGACCGATACGGAAAGTAAGACAACATGGCAAATAACGATGGAACTTATTCCTATCGCTACTTTACGGCTGATTTGCTCACCAATAAAGTCTTCGGTGAAATCCCGTTTAAAGGCGTCACCTACGAGCGCGCGCTAAAAGGTGCAGGTTCTTTTAGCGGTAGCATCGGAATTACACCTGACACTGCAAAACTTGGAGTCTACGACACGACTCTACCTGGTAAAACTGCGCTGTATGTGGTTAGAAATGGTGTCTGCGTCTGGGGCGGAATTATCTGGGGAAGAACGTACGATGTTATTTCCAAGAAGCTAGATGTTAGCGCCTCTGAGTTTACAAGTTATCTTTACCATCGCCGCGCATGGAGAACTTGGCACAATAGTTTTACTGCCGATCTTTCAGTGTCAGGTGGAGTAATAACAGCAACCATTAGTTATGGAATGACCTACACATTAAATGAGGACTCTACTGTCCACATCATTATGAGCGACATAAATTATTTTAAATACAACGGATACTACAAGCTCTCTGCAGACTCTATTGCAGACGACACCACTAAAGTGGCGACTTTTACTGCAAGTGCAGTTTCAGTGGCGACACAGACATTGTCTTCAGTTACCTTGCCAGACGGGTCCTATCCAGCTGTCACTATCGATGTGCACACTAACACCTACGATTACGTGCGCTCACTTATTAGCACAGTGTCTAAAGACTTTAATGGAACTACTTTTCCAAACAACGAAATAGAGCCGTCAAAGAACACAACGTTAGCGATTACAAACCGTGGAATAACAGACGGCGTTGCAACTATAACGATGAATGCAACTCCGACTCTGATTCCAGGCCAAGAGTTCCAAGTATTTAACGTAGGCACAAACTTTGATGGATACCAAACAGTAACCTCGGTGTCAGGAACAAACGTAACCTATGACAGTGGTGGTGGAAGTATAACTTACGCTGCAACTAGCCCGGTCTATGTTAGAGCCACGAGCAGAACACTCAGTGGAGGAACTGCGCTTGTTACAACTGAATCACCTCATGGTTTATACGTTGGCCAGTCTGTGACGCTAGAAGGTCTAGACAATCCACTTAGAAGTACTAATCGTTTTGATGGCACAGTTAAAGTGACAAACATTCCAACTAAGTCATCTTTTGAGTACAGCACCGGCACCAAGAACAGCGAAGGCCTAACTACACTGTCTCCAGGAACTGTAACCACAGCTGTTCTAAAAAATAAAACAGTTACTTCTGTATCTGCAAATGGAACTACAGCAGTTTACCAGTGTGCAAATGCCTTCTCGGTCGGGCAGTACGTCTCAATCAACAGCGGAGCTCTCAGCAGAATAATCGCAAGAGACGCGTCAAGTTTTACAATAAAAAGCAGTTCCACTACTAGCGGAACACTCACCAGTACTACGGCTACCGCCTACGCACTAGTTCAATACCGTCAGTCTTCAAACAACATAGTCCAAATCGCTACATCAGAAAATCACGGATTAGGAACTGTAAACGCGTCTGTGACAGTAGATGTAAGCGGTCTGTACGACACCACTACTGTGGTTGCTCGCCAGCTCAATGCGAACGTTGCAACGCTTACTACAGCTGAAGCCCACGGCTATTCATTAGGAGGAACAGTAACAGTTTCAGGTGTCACCGACCTAACTAAAACTACAACCGGCAAAATGAGTATAGCCAACTCTATTGCTACATTCACAGTAGATACCGCCACACCGCATAACTTAATAGTCGGCAACACAGTAACAATTACAGGTGTAAAAGACACGTATGCAATTACAGGATACGCGTTTACATACGCAACTAATTCATTAGTCTTTACAACCTCGGCTACTCATAACATTGCTGTCGCTGATAAAGTCACGGTAAGCGGCGTCACACGGCGTACAGTCTCGTGTACCGAAGTTTACATCTACAACAAGATAGTGCGTCTAACTGCGCCACTCAATCACAATGTTAAAGCTAACGACAAAATTACTGTCACCGGGTACAAGACTACTAAGACACTAACTCCGACCTTAGTGGCAAAACACGGAAAAGCTGCAAAGCCAGATGTAAAAACATATAGCCTAGTCAACATTCAATTTGGCGCTAAACATGGATTAAAAGCCGGTGTGTATTTGACCACTAGCTGGACATCACCAATTGGGTCAGGTTATTTTAAGAATGGTCGATTTAAAGTTACTAAGGTTGTAGACGACTACACTTTACAGTATGACGACAAAATTGAGTACTCAGGCAACAGAACCTCGGTGTCAAGTCCTGGAACAGTCGCAGCAGCATACAGCTACGGAGTCAATGGCACGTGGACTGTATCATCTGTAGATGCAACACACATTTTCTGGAAGGCCAGCGGTGCTGAAAATACTGCAGTAACAGCCGATGCCACTACAGTAAGTCTTATCGACTCAGTTGAAAACGAGTACGACGTTGTTAGTGCGAATAACACAACGTTTACTGTGACCTCTACGCCTTACACAGTTGATAGAACTAGGACGTCAATAAGCGGAGTGGCTACAGTCGTAGATGGAATCTTCAATGTGACTAACGGTAACGTCGTGTCTACTCCAAGCGGAACATCATTGACTTATCAAAAAAGCACTACTACGTACCCGAATCTTCGTGTAGCTGTTAGTTCTAAGTCCATTACTGGAAACACAACAGTTCTTAGCCCTTACTTCAACGTCACTAATGCCACAATAACCAGTGTTAGTACTAACAAGTTTAGTTACACTATCAGCCCAACGGCTAAGAAGACAGTAGAAAACGCGATTGCTAACCCGACTGGAATCGCTACTTCTGGAAGCGCTTTTGGTGGCACTGGCTTGGCTGCCACAATTACTGCAGGTGCTGGATTACAGTACACAGTATCAGGCACAGGAGACCAAGCATCACGACGAGCATTCGGCTTTGCTAGTGCCACTTCTAACCCACAAATCCACTATGGAACCTACGGTGGGTACACTAACAACTCAGACATGCTGTTTGATTTTTCATCAGCTGGATTCTCTCAGACTCAGACCTTGCCTATAAACTTTCGTGGATACGAAACAAGAAGTATTGGTGAGGAACTAGATAAGTACTCAGACGTAATCAATGGCTTTGAGTATCGAGTCGACTGTTCGTACGACCCTAATACAAACACATTCAAGCGAGTCTTTGTCTTGCTGCCTATCATTCCTGATAGTCTTCAGTCATATCTTTCTGCTTTACCAGGTGGAGTTCTTTACCTGGGAACATTTGCTCCTCCAAGTGCATTCGGCGCAGACCAAATAGTGTTCAACTTTCCTGGAAACATTAGCGACCTTTCAATTGACGAATCAGCTGAGAACTCAGCGACAAGATTCTTCATGGTTGGAAACATCGGTGAACTAGGTGATGGGGCAAGCCAGCCATACGCAGTTGCAGTAGACACAAGCCTACTAAACCCGACGAGTGGAACGATGACTGGATGGCCTTTGCTAGATGACAGCCACACTGACCAGGACATATACGACGAAAACTTACTGTACAGTTACGCACAGCGGTATCTTGCTGAGGCTAAACCGCCAGACATGAAGATAAGAGTATCAGTAAATGGCTCTATTACTCCAGCAGTCGGAAGTTACTCGCCTGGAGACTGGTGTACACTTGTTGTTGACGACCAGTTTATTCAGCAACGTTTGACAAACGACCTAGAACCACGTGGAGATGTCATGATTAGAAAAATTGACAGTATAAACGTATCTGTGCCAGATGGTTCAAGCTTTCCAGAGAAGATTTCACTTTCATTAGTACCAGAGTGGCAGGCGGACCAAATTGGCAAGTAGACGTTATCGCTCTAAAAACACTCTAAACAGTAACATTTCAAACATAGACAACCGTCTATACAACCTAGAAACTAGACCTGCTGCTCGTAAGATTTCAGCTAACACTATTAGTGCTACTCACATTCAGCAAGAAGCTGTTACACAAGGCTCAATCTTGCCTGGAATCATCGACGGTACACTTATCGCAGGTGGTTCTGTTGGTTCTGCTCAGATTCAAGACCTTATTGTCACCGAATCTAAGATTTTTGACGGCGCTATCTCGACAATAAAAATTGCTGCTAACGCTGTTACAGAGGCTCAGCTTGCTGCCAACTCGGTGACAAGCACCATCATTGCTGCTAACGCAGTAGTCAATGAAAAACTTGCAGCGGATGCAGTTACATCTGCAAAAATTGCTGCTAACGCTGTTACGTCTGCACAGATAGCAGCAAATGCGGTAACTTCTACTGCTATCGCAGTTGGTGCAGTAGTAAATGCCGGTCTTGCCGCTAACGCAGTGCAGTCTATAAACATT